ATAAGGTACTACTACATCTTCTGCTGGAACAAATATAGACGTTTGCCGACCCATCGATGGGTCGTAGTACACCTTTTTAAACGCATTACCTGACAGACCCAAGCCCCACAACATGCGCTCATGTTCAGGACGATACTCAGGCATTTCTTCTGTTAAGCGAAAGTTCATATCCTGCTGGACACGTTCCGCCGCCTCTTTTTTCTCCGGAGTCTCTTTACCAATAATCTTAGTCTTGACAGGCCCCGCAGCGGGGAAGGTTTCCATGATCGTCTCACTTTGGAACTTAACAAGCGCCTCAGAGAGTAAGGGATGCGTAACACCACAAGCACCCGCCCAAGGTTCTGTTCGTTCTTCAAGCTTCATCCCCAACAAGTCAAGACCGTCAACGTATGTTTGTATCCAATCTTTACGACTAGAGACGTCATCTTCATACGCATCAATTAACTCGCCAGCTAATAAAGATAGCTCGTTCTCCGGCATGTATTCCGCTAAGTTATCTTCAAACTCATCGTCTTCGCCGCCCGGTTCTATTTGTATTTCTAAATCCCCAGCTCTAAGCGTAACCGCTTCTGGGTCTTCAATCTCAATCTCCAGATCAGGTTCTAGCCCTTGCTCTATGCCTTGTGGGGCAGCATACAAACTTTTTTCAATGCTCATCTTTATTCCTCGTAGTATTTATATGCCCAGCACACAGCGGTATATCTAACGCCACTTGTTACCGGGGTTACACGGTGTTCAGCTTTTGCGTCGAACACAACTATGTCTCCCTTGTTCTTCAGGAGGTTGTCGCTCTTGTCTTTAATCTGTAGCAGCCCGCCTTCAAACTCTAGTGGGTCGTTTAATAGCATAACTAGCGAAGCACACCGTACCATACCGTTTTCTGGTGGTAACACGTCGTTGTGCCATGTGTAGTGTCCATTTTGGGTGTATCTAACTACCTGAACCACATCGAAGTTGCAAATAGACCCTGACCATTGACCCTTCACGTTGCCGTCTACTAAATAGTTCTTACACACTGACCCCAGCGGGGACATCAAATCTTGCGACACGATACTTGCCCTGCGTAAGTTTTCTTTTAACTCATCACCGGTGTCTTTAAATATAGTGCCTGATTCTGCTACTGACCAATCTATAGAATCCAAGACGTAGTTACAAAAAGCCTTTGGCATTGCTTTCTCGTAATACATACAAGTAAAGTTGCTCATATTAGTTTCCAATTACCTTCGGTATATTCTTGCGGCATTTGCACAGAATTAGCACTTGCTAATACAGGAGCGCCCTCTTCTTCCGCGCTTAGTTTGTTTTTAATAAAGTTATAAATAGGTTTATTCTTCGGGTGTTCTAAAACTTTTTCAGCTTGTTTAACAGTACTAGCGTAATCGCCGCCTGTTTTATCCCATATGGATTTACCCGTGCCATTCCACGCGGTTTCAAATGGAATCTTTAATCGGTGAGCAACCTCATTCTTATCCAACACAGCAGCGGCAAACCCCGCTGAATTTCTATCTGCGCCTTGATCTACTAAAGTATCAAATAACTTTTTAGCCCTTGGGTTGTTATAGTTATATATCCCGTTATATCCAAAATCTTCCCGACCTTCTACAAGAGCCATACTAGCTAGTTTTTCTGCTGGTATAGCTGGCGCGCCGTACTGTTGTGCTTTCTTATATGTATCAAGAAACTTACCCATATCACCTGCGTGATAGTGCGTAGGCATTGACTCAACGCCTTCTTTTGTTTTGTGTGTAGGTCTATGTGCAGCTATATAGTCGTTGGGGTACTGCCGCATGTGTTCTTCTTTGCGCTTTTTAATGTCGGCTTCCATCACTAGCGCGGCCTGTCTTGCGGCTTGTTTCTGTATTTTGTCCATAATCTACCTAGTAGTAAGCCGCAGTCCAGCGGCGTCTAAATAACTTAATCTCTTCTGGCTCGTCACTTGGCAGCTTAATAAAGCCCCCCTGCCTAAAGCGCAGTAACGCTAGGGTTGTCGAGTCAACCAAGTCATCGTTCATACCCGACGGAAAGTCATTGCACTCCTCAACAACCTCCAACGCCCAACGCTTGTATGGTGCCCACACAATGCCCGAACGGAACAAGTCAGACACCGCGTTAACTCGGCTCACCTTATCTTGCCCTTTGCCCGGAGTAAACTCCGAGACAGGTATACCCATCCGCCTAAACTCTTGGAACAGCACCGATCCGCTAGACTTTTTCTCAACGATAAACGCGTCAGGTTGCCACTCTTTATATTCTTCTAATACTAACTCTTTTAGGTCAGGATACTCTAGTCGTTTCTTAATACTATTTAATAGGATGATAGCGTGGTTTTTAGTCTCCTCGTTATAGAAGACGCCCCATGTTGTCAACGCATTAAAGTCGGCTCGGTTATTAGCTTCTTGTGCGGCATCTAATGCCATAATGATAAAGTCGCAGTGCGGTGGGTCATCCTCTTCCCAGACTTTCCACCACTCTTTCTTAATTAGCGCTCCCTCTTCCGACGTTGGCTCTTGCATGTACTGTGCATTCCAGTATCGAATATCCAGTGATGCCTTTTTCGCCAGCAGCTCTTCAATCGACCAAAATTCGGGCCAGAGAGGTTGTTCTTCTTCGGTAATGGCAGGGAACTGTACGACTTCCCACTCATCCACTCCCTCAATACGCTCCATTTGCGTAACAATTTGTCCAGTGAGATCAAGTTTGCTCCACCGTGTCATTACTACAATAATTGCGCCGCCCGGCATGAGACGTTGGATAGGCCCGCTCTGAAACCATTCCCATGCTGGTAGAAACACTTCAGCTCTTCCGAGCTTGGCATCTTGTTCAGAATGCGGATCGTCAATGATGAAAAGGTCAGCGCCGCGACCAGCCAAAGCACCACCCACACCGATGGCGAAATACTCTCCACCAAAGTTAGTACCCCACCTTTGCGCGGATTTTGAGTCCGCTTGAAGCTCAATCTGCGGAAAAATGTCACGATATGCCTCCGATCCAACTAAATTTCGCACCCTACGACCGAACTGAATAGCCAAATCCGCCGTGTGCGAAGCCATAATTACCTTCTTATTAGGGTATTTCCCTAAAAACCATGAAGGCGCTAGATAAGATATAAGTTCAGACTTGCCATGACGCGGGGCGATGTTCACAATCACCCGTTTTTTCTTGCCCGCAGCTATCTCTTCAAAGATTCTTGCTAACTTATAGTGGTGTGGCCCTACTTTATACCCCGGATATACGTGTTTTACAAAGTCTAGGAACGATTCTCGCCCCATTTTCTGCGCTACATCGGACTGATATCGCTTTAAAAGCTCTGCAACACGCCGTTTTTGCTTGTCAGGCATGTTAGGAAGCGCTTCTTTTAGCTTAAAAATGTCTTCCGAAGTTAAATTACTCACTCTTTGACTCTCTAAACTCAACTTCTAGCACTTGTTCTTGTAAAACTTCTAGGGTTTGTAGCAATTCTTTCTCAACTTCCTCAATAGGTTGCACTTTTACAGTCATTTCTGTACGTTTCTTAAATGCGTCAACGCCATCTACCTCACCTAATTTAGATATAGCGGCAATCCTTGCCTTGGCGTCTTTAGCGTTTTCTATCTCAGATACCAATTTGTTAACTACGTACAGTTTTAAATCAGATAACTCTTCTACGATCATGCAGTTCGATTGCGCAACCATGCCTGCTAGATAAGCCATTACCTCATTAGGGTATTTCGCAAACTCCGGGCGGTGTGCCGGGTTCATCATCATCTCTTTTGCCACTTGTCGGGCAGTCTCCATGTGTTCTGGAGTTGGTTCTATTGGAATATCGTTTAGGTCAGCCACTAACTTAATAGTGCGCGCCCGCATTTCTAGTTCTTCATGCGGCGATAGGTGGGGCATCGCTTCAAAAGCTGAAGCTGGTAGGGGAATATCTTCATCGATGTTTGGGACAATCACATTCATATAAGCGTTCTGTGGCCTATGGAATTTGCCAACTATAACATGAAATATTTATTTTGCAATAGGGGGTGGTAAGGAAAAAGTAAGGAATCCTACCCGGGGGGTGTTTGTCCGAAATGTGTATACGTTGTACGGACACAAATTGATAGGGGGGTGGGGTATGAATATATTTAATGATAATGATGTTAAGGTTGAAGGCTAAGTTTTGTGGAGTTTATACGAGGACAAATAATAATAAATGTAGTCTGGATTTTGGAAAATGGTGGAGTCGTTTGTGCATCTCTTGGGGTAGGGGGCGGGCGATGGTACCTAATGCCAAAAGGGGGGGTTGGGGGGTCGGGGGGTGCTACCCAAAACTTGATTTTTCTATGGATTATCCGCTATAACATAATCACTCGATGCAATTGTGCACGAGTAAACCTAGAGTAAGGAGTTCGTAATGAACATCAAATCGACCGCCGATATTATCGGCTCTGCTGTTGCTTCACTTGATTCATCTATCCGCGACGCTAAGGCTAGACGCGCAGCACTTAAGTCTGGTAAGAGTCGTGCCATGTTAGAGAAACTGTTAACGCCACTGCTGTATATCTTAGGCGACTTAGGCAGTATTCGCATCGACTCTTACCGCACGAGTCCTAGCATCTACATCACCATGTTTGACTTGGACAGTTTGAAACAACGCGAGTTAGTTACTATCCTTGCATACCTGCAAGACGAGACTGATAAGCTGAATGGCAAGACGACCAGTGAAGATTGGGCAGCAGCAGTTAACCGAGACTTTAGGTTTGCGACTGACAAGTGGGAAGTCTCTGTTAGTGCCTATGTTAAGGACAACAGTCCAACGTGCCGCAGAGTAGTAGTTGGTACGAAGATGGTAGAACAAGTGCAGTACGAGATAGCCTGCGACTAAACCAAACAGGGAGCTTCGGCTCCCTGTCATCAAGGAGAATATTATGCAACAACTAGAACTGTTTGATTCGCCAGTAGTATTTGCAATCCACCATGACAGAGATGAGTTAAAAAGATTACGCGAAACTAATTGGTCAGCGTATGAAAGACTGATAAAAGTAAGAAACATAATAAACCGCATGGCATGGTTAGGTAAGCACGAGGATTTTAGGGCTATGAATCGTTTAAACCATGACCTAGACAAGATGTTAGCCAAACTAAGTTAACCAAGGAGGCTTCGGCCTCCTTTTTTGTGCCTATGCGTTTGAAACCAGTTATGTCGTCGCGCGTGCATGGGCGCGCATGGTCAAGCGCGCTGATTAGCGATTCACGTATACGTGAAAACTTGATTTATTGGCGGATAATCAGCTATAACTATTCTATCGGATAGATACCGATCTCTTTATTAATTCCATTTGAGGATGACTATCATGTCAAAAGCAAAATCTCTTGCAGTAGAAATACAGTCCTATAAATCATTATCGGACTTTGGTTATAACGTAGCAAAACGCGCTGATGCTATTCGTGCTGATGGTGCATGGGCATTAGATAATATTTCAGGCTTTCCAGAGGATATATCCTCAGAATCGCGGGTTGAATTGAATGAGGGTTTTCGTCAACGTGCTAGTGAGTTACCTAAGTACGCCGAGGTTGTTTACGGCGTGGTTGACGGTAATGTTATTCCATTGTCGCAGTTATCAGGTGACGCGCCAAAAGAGCAGTTTAAGGTAAATGTTGCAATGGCGTTTTCATACAGTCAGCAACAAATTGGCGCGATGAAAAGCGAAGACCCTGCTAAGTATAGGGTTATTTATGATCTACGTGATCGCGTCAATAAATACTGTTCTAATCGATTAGCTGATCTGAAAACAGCAGCTAAGAAAGTATTAAAAGAACGTGATCCAGATTCACAAACCCGCGCAGCTACATTGTCGTTTGGTGAATTCGTAGAGAAAACCCTCGATACACTCAAAACCCGATGCAAGTCTGCAGAAGCAAGAGGGAATGACCCAACTGCTAACAGCAAAGCATTAGACGCTGCAATCATAGCCTTCAAGGTAAAACTTGAAGTAACTAAGTAATACCTCAAGCCTGACCCGAAAGGGTCAGGCTTTTTTTTCGCCTACCGTTTTGAAACCAGTTGTTTGTCCTCGCGCGCGAGCCAGACCTAGCGCGTTAAATAAGACTTCACGTATGCGTGAATTAACCCATAAATGACAGCCAACGCTGTGCCCAGCCCCGGACTAATTTAATCTGCCGCATCATCTACCGTTTGTGTAAATGACGTAATTGGGGTAAAAACTGTTCTGGCAACTTTGTTGTTGTTCTGGCTACGGAACAGGAATTTGCCTTTTAAATCAACGACTTACAAGTTTGTTCCGGTGTTCTGGTGATTTTAGGGGGTATGGTCAGGAACTACGTTTTTTGCAGGTAGATCGTCTGTCGCGGCAAGTGCATCAAAAAACACTCTCAACCAGCCATACCCTTTTTCACTACCAGAACAGAACACTATATATAGTATATAGTTATATAAATAAAAGAAGAAAACCTAGTGTTTACGCGGCATCTCAGCCATTTCTTATTGTTCCGGCAACATTTAAAAACCAGAACAAACAGCCCCAAACCTACTACATCTAGTAAAAACTTGTTCCGGTTTTACCCACATCACCAGAACAAAACCATCACCTACCCCAGAACAAAAAAGTCAGATAAAGTGCTTGATTAGTATGTCAATTTATAGTATAATTATAGTGTCGGTAAGCAATGTATCAAGCCTAACCGACAGATCAGCAAGAAAGTTATTTAACAGTTCACGTATACGTGAATCACACAGAAAGGTAGGCAGTCATGAATCAAGAAAAAATGCAGCAACTACACGAAACCATCGCTAACTTAGTGGCACATCATGGCAGCGGGATTATCACAGACTTAGAGTTCGCCAATGCAGTAAGCGATGCAGCAAAACCATTGCACAACACAGACTTAACTGGGTTGATCGACGTCAATACCGGATTACGTTATTAAATAACACACCACACAGAAAGGTAGGCAGTACATGAAAAACACATACTTGTTCGACACAGGCAGCGCAACGCCTGAATGGAGAAAGCCGAGCAGTTTAGATACGGCTTCAGCGTTGCGTGAATTAAGAAACATAGCAACACACAACAAGCGCAGCTTTTCGATGACCAAACTAGAGGAGGTAGTTAAATCATGGGCAAACTAAAACAAGCAATGATCGAGGCACAGGAACAGTTCTTTAGTTTCAATGAGCCACCAAACCTATCAATGGATGAACTAATTAAAGAGGATGTGTTCTTCCGGTATGGCGTAGACATAGACGTGGCACAGCGCGTTATGACAATGCTAAGAGCATTCCCGCCACCAGAACATTTATACGTGACGCACCCAGAGTTACACGTTGTATGGCTAGATGAGTACATAGAGGATATGGAGAACAAGCATTGCAGTAAACAGCTTGAGCTTTTCAACGAGGGCAATTCGCCTTGGGTATGGGAGAGATGACATGGGCTACAGATCGAATGTTACTTGCATCATGTACGCGACCAAGCTGAAAGACGAGGCAGATACCGTAGCGGGACAAGCGATAGTAAATGCGTGGGTTAAACAACGCATACCTGACTTCAAAGAACTAACTGGATTGGACTTGCACGCTTACTTTGAGTTCGAGGAAGACAAAGCGTTGTTCAACGTCGAAGGTTGGAAATGGTATCCAGACTATCCAGAGGTCAAAGCGTTGGAGAATATCTTTAAAGAGTTCAGCGAGACGTTTTGCGCGGAACCCGCTTCGGGAAAACAATATGATTGTGCTTATGCCATTGAGTTCATGCGGTTTGGTGAAGACTACACAGACATTGAGATAAAGATGAATGGCAACGCGCAGTACAGACTAGAGTTATACCGAAACATTACCCTTGATTAGGAGTTCACGTATGGCTGAAGAGAATCATAGCAGACCTTGCATTATATGTGGCTCACCGGTAGCTCACGCACGTTGGGCTATAGGCTACAAGACTTGTATGCCATGCGGGGACAGCGCAGCGTTAAGCATCAAGCGGTGCGTTGTGCCAATGCACAAGAGTAACTACGTGATGGTGACAGACATCACAGACTTACAAGGCATCAACAACAAGGGAGGGTTAGTTAAATAATGGACATCGATGATGTGGTAGGACTCTTATGTGGCTTAGTGTTGGCTGCATTGTTAGTAATGTTATATGCGGGGAAGATATGAGTAAAGCAAGTGAAGCAACGCAAGAGAAGCGTCAGAGGCGTGACGTTGGGTATAAAAACTTTAACCGGATGTTGGATTTAATACTACAGGAAGGGGTGAATCGCTATGTTAATGCTAAAAATCAATTGGAACTACCAGAAGGGCGAGGGGACTGTCACAGTAACACCAGACTTTCGTAAGGCAGATTGGATAACCAAGGCAGACGTACTACAGGATGCCATGTATGAATTAGAGGAGATGTACAACCTGACATTGAAAGAATACGGAAGGAAAGATGATGCAAGTAAGGAATAACAAGCAGTCAATTAAACAAACCATACGTGACGTTAAACGTATCTTGAGGAGGCAAAAAGGTACCGTTTGGGAGCGTGAGTATTTATTCGCACACATAAACAAAGTTAAAGGAAGGATGGGATGGCTATGAATAGCTTTGAACTAAGTAGCAAGGAAGGTACAGACTTATACGTGCCAGTAGATGCACGACCACTAGAGAGCGGCGCAATACAAAAGATATACCGCTTTGCCAATGGGTACGGAGCGTCAGTCGTTAAGGGTGAGCATACCTACGGAGGGGACGAGGGACTCTGGGAGTTGGCTGTAATTATCTTTGGCAAGGGTACGGACAACAACTACACCTACGAGTTGGTCTATGACACTCCTATCACACAGGACGTAGAGGGCAATCTCAATGATGATGAAGTGGAGAAGTTACTCGACCAGATTTTCGTGCTGCCTATGCGCGGTGATGATGAGATGCGTCAACAAGGCAATGAAAGGCAACACGCATGAGTACATTATATGAGGTGGCAACCGTTGTACTGGGGGTTTGGGTGTTAGTGCTTCACGTACGCCTGAACCGTAAGACTACATTCTTGAACAAACTGAGTGTATCACTTGATCGCATCGCTGATGGTACGTGGGAGGTTAGATCAATTGATGAGGGCTTCGAGGTGTACGACAAGTCAGACAACGAGCGGATGATGTCGGTGAGAAGGGTCAAGGCATGAACAACTGGCTTCGTATTATCTGCGCGCTTGTGCTGATTTCGATCAGCTTGATGTCATTGGGAGCTTTCTTAGCCCATAGGTACATATATAAAAATGGAGTAATTCGCTTGTATAATATGTCTAGTTATGATATACTTATAAATGGTGGACAAGGTTTCCTGATCGGGAAATGAATTAAGAGTTCAGCGTTACATGAAGTTTTATTTAATCACACAGAAAGGCAATGAAATGGAAATCTCTTTAAATAAACCTAAACACATTACGTCACTTGCTACGGCGGGTCTATTAGTATCAGTCGAGGTCAACGTCTGGTCAGCAACTAAGCAGGATAGGGGCATCAGCAATGAGGTTACTACCGCAAAGAAAGCTGATGTTAACGCAGGCAGGTTCGTAAAAAATCTATTGGCAAACAACATAGATCACAAGAATCTACTGAACTATCGTCAGACTATCTATAACTGGATGCAGAGGACAACTTACCCGTGGAATAAAGCGCAGGACTATCTGCCGCACGTATCTCTACCCAAGTTCATGCAGGAGTTCCACGATCACAAGGCAGAGTTCGAGCGTCTGTTAGATACATTCTGTAACAACTATGCGACTACCGTATCCAACATGGCGTTCGCACAAGGTCAGATGTTCAACCGCAACGACTACCCAGATGTGTCAGAGGTACGCAATAAGTTTTGTATCACTCTGTATACAAGCGAGATTCCGGTGGGCGACTATCGCTGCGCGATAGCACAAGACTTGGCTGATGATCTTAACAATCATTACAACCAACAAGCGGAGACAATAGTTCAGGGCATCCTGAATGACCAGATAGATAGATTGGTTGAAGTTATGGAGAGTTTATCTCATTGCTGTGATGTAGATGAGTACATGGGCAAAGATGGTGAGATGAAACAAAAGAAACGCAAGATATACGAAGGCACGGTGGCGAAAGCAAAAGAGTATTGCCATGTGTACAAAGACTTTAATCTGACAGGTGATGATAGGTTAGCTAATGTCATTGCTCAGTTGGATATAGCGTTGCGAGGCGTTGATGCTGATATGTTGCGTGAGTCAGACGCAGCGCGTTCGCAAGTAAAAGATGAGGTGGACGATATTCTGTCCAAGTTCATGCCACGTAGTATTTAATTAACGATTCACCCAACCCTGAAAGGTAAGACATCATGTCAAAAATAAACTTTGCTCAAACAATTACTATCGACCAAGCGGCGACAGTTATCCCAATTCTATCGCAGACAGTTGAGGGAGAAGATTCTCACATTACACCAATCATAGTGAGCGAACCCGGTGTTGGCAAGACTTCTATTCTCAAAAATATGCGCGCAGCGATGGGTGACAAGTACGACTATATATACGTTGACTGTCCGGCAAAAGATTATATGGACATCGCAGCCACTATCCCAAATCACGATACAAAGGCACTTGAGCAGTACGTTGGTTCGTTGTTCAAGTTGAACAGCAACAAGCCCAAGGTCATCATGCTTGACGAGGCGTTCAAGGTTCCCAAGATGATGGGTGTGTTGTTTACCCGACTAATGCTAGAGCGTATGGTTGGTGACACGGAGTTGCCGCTTGGGTCTATCGTGTTTGGAACAAGTAACAATGGAAGCGATGGCGTAGGCGATTTCGTACAAGCACACCAAGGCAATCGTATTTGTCTGGTACGTATGGAAAAACCCGATGCGCGGCGTTGGAATATCTGGGCGGGTGAGAATGGCGTGTCAGTTACCTTGCGCTCATTCGTTGCTATGAATCCACGTTGCTTGGCGTCTTACATGGATGGTGGTCAGGAGAACAATGAGTTTATATTTAATCCAACCAAGGCAGGGCAGGGTGTGTCGTTCGTATCTCCACGTTCATTGTACAAAGCGAATCGTATCGTAACTAACCGCGAAGTTTTGGGTTCACAGGTGGCTGACGTGTTACTTGCAGGTACGATTGGTTTAGCGGCGGCGAAAGCGTTGTCTGTCTTTATGGAGATGGAGTCGCAGGTTATTAAAACTAAGGACGTGATTGCTAACCCAGAGGGTGTACCCATGCCGAGTGATATGGCTGCGCTTTGCATGATGATGTTCAATGCGGTGGATGACTTGCAAACACAGGACGAGCTTAGTCAGTACATGAAGTTCGTCAAGCGTATGAATCAGAGTGAGTTGCAGTCGGTGTTCTTCACTATGTTGATGGGTAATAAACGCACTACTAAACTTGCCGCTAACAATGATGACGTTAAGGCATGGACTAAAGACAACTACAAGTATCTATAACCTAGGAGAATAATATGTCATATCTATCAGACGAAGAAAGACTAAAGAAGAATCACATCATCATGATGCGTCATCCAGAGACAGCGTTGTACGGTAGCGTGATGTTGATGGGTGAGAGTGAGGTCAGGGAAGGTATACCTACCGCATACACCGATGGTGAGAACAAGCGTTACGGCAAGGAGTTCATGGCTAAGTTGTCTGACGAGGAGGCGAGGGCGGTGGTGCTGCATGAGAATCTCCATGTAGCGTTACTTCATATCCACAGACATAAAGACTTGATGAAAGAGGATCACGTTCTAGCTAACGTGTCGATGGATATAGTCGTTAACAACATCATCGATAACATCAAAGGCAAGCATCAAGCACAACCATTGTGCAAGCTGCCTGATAGCGCGATCTTAGATCACAAGTTCGATGGGTGGTCGGTACGTGAGATATACAACGAACTAAAGAAGCAAAACCCACAGCGTAAGAAGAAGTGTAGTGGTGGCGGAGGTGGGAGCTGTGAGTCTGACGATGGTGATGAGACTAACAGTTCAGGTCAGGGTGAAGTGATAAACATCAATGGCAAACAAGTCACCGTTCAGGACAGCGATGAGCATGACATCAGCGGAGCCGAGGGTAAGGATGTCAAAGAGTTGAAGGAGTACGAGGAGAAGGTAGGTCGTGCGTTGCGTGAGGGTGGTATGTTGGCGGGTCGTCTCGGAGCTAACATCCCGCGTGAGATAAGTCAGTCATTGGAGATACCGATCAATTGGAAGGACGAGTTCCGTGACTTTGTGTCTAACAACGTGCGAGGTAAGGACGAGCTTACATGGCGTAGGTTCAACCGCAATCTCTTGGCTAATGACATTTACGCACCAAGCGAGGACACAGAGACATTGACTGAGGTATGCGTGTCTATCGATACGTCTGGGTCTATCGGCACAGAGGAGCTTGGTTCGTTCGCTTATCAGTTGCAGGTGATCTGTGATGTATGTAAGCCTGATACGGTGAGAATACTCTGGTGGGATACAGAGGTGCATGGTGAGCAGGTGTTCGCAGGTGACTCACCTAACATCAAAGACATTCTTAAACCATTGGGTGGTGGTGGCACTATGGTGTCGTGCGTCTCGGACTACCTGAAGGATAAGAAGTACACACCGGATTGTCTGGTGGTCTTTACTGATGGCTACGTGGAAGAGACACCAAGGTGGGAAACTGGCGTCGATACTCTATGGTTGGTGACGGAAAATCGCCGCTTCAAACCGCCGAAGGGCAAGTTGGTTAAATTTAATAAATAACGATTCACCCTAACATGAAAGGTTAAACATGAAAATCATACATACACACGCCGCTTATAGGATGAGTGAGCATGGAGAAGAAAAGTTTCCGCTCACAGCCGATGAAGCATATCGAATAACAGATAACAAAGCGTTCCCGCTTGTGCGGGAGTTGGCGCACAAATACGACCTTCAGGTGTTAGCCATCGCAGGAGAAACTATTGAGGGAGCTAACATCTATCTGTCGCGTGCGGATGGCATCCCTGTATGCAGAGTGTATTGGATGAAGAACAAAGAAGCGTATGCGATTCGTAATGTGATGGAGGTTAAAGATCGTGGGCGTGACTACGAGGACAAGCTAATTTTTTTTGGTAAGAAGGTAAATTTTTTAATGAAGGTTATTGAAGAAAAGAAATTGATACCCAAAACTACAGAGGATATGTTCAGGTGTGTTTTCGGTTCAGATATTTACAATATGTTGCAGATGTTTTCAAACACATTGGGCGAGGTACGTAAGTACAACACATTATCGGGCGATGAAGTTCACAGATTGTTAATGATAGTTTTAAACAATCAAAGTAAGGATACCCTATCAAAAGATACAATGAATAAAGTTCTAGTTGCGCTTGACAAATACGGCGAGATTGATAGTATGAGAGCCAAGCGCATAGAAGAAATGCGAGAGATTTTTAACAAGCCTTTGCGTGTTGTGGGTAACGATGCGTTAGGGTCTTTCATGGCAGGTAAGGTAGCGTTGCAACCTACATGGGGGGACAATGATTCTATGGGGGAGTTGCAGAGCTACAGGTTAGAAATAACGGAGCCATTCAAGCGCGTCAATGATGTGATGGAAGTGGATGATGCTATTACTACTATGGCGATGCTGAAAACACACTTGCAACAGTTATATCCCAACATGACTTTCAAAGGTGAGAGCGGGTTCTATCCTGAATCATTTAAGGGAATCATTAAAGAACTAAACGTAATGGCATTCAACAAGAGAGATTCTTGGGGTAACACATCGTTACTTAAACCATCATTTATATTTATGCCGACATGAATGTAGATACATCAGATACACCAATGGAGTGGAATGATTTTATATTTGAGCGTAACTATATAAACATTGCACCGATTGGCGGCGAGTTTGGGGAGGGGGTATATCGTGTGCCAGTACGCATTGAAGGCGCAAAACATACGATATTTGTTGGGGACGAACATCTACGGATATTTGACTACGACACCCTTCCCGCTTTTATTAAACACAAGCTGTCGATGATTATCGTTTCATCTAACCCTGAAGTCTTAACTACGGATACAAGACTATCCAGATTAGATTTGTTTAAGACACAAGGCGATACGCCTACGGTTGGCTGGCGCGCATCAAATACGATGTATATAGTAATCATGACTGATGCAGAGCTTGAATCTTTGAAAGGGTATAGAGAGTGAAACCCGAAGCGAAGGTAAAGAAGAAAGTCAAAGCAACGCTTGATAAGTTAGGAGCTTATTACTTCATGCCCTTCATGGGCGGCTACGGTACAGCAGGAGTGCCAGATATAGTCGCGTGTTACAAGGGCAGGTTTATAGGCATCGAGTGTAAGGCAGGGGGCAATCGTACTACCGCGCTTCAGGTAAAAAACTTAAACGAGATAGGTAAGTGTGGCGGCATTCCGCTTGTAGTAAATGAAGAAAACGTAGACCAACTTGAGGAGGTGTTAAATGATGAAGTTCAAAATTGTAGGTGAAGAGAATCTTATATCGCCTGACGTTTACCAAGGCAATAGGCAACATATAGATGCGCTAGACAACTTTAAATGGACAGCAGGCGCAAACGTGCAGGCTAAGTGGCGCAAACATGGATGGGTTCCTCCTTCAGAGGTTCGCAACGACTATCTGTTTCAGCGTAACAGAGACGGCAAGTAATACTTTATATAGCGGTTCAGGGTCGCCTGAATCGCTATTTTTTTCTCTACCCAAGGTGAATATCTAAATGTTATGCCCGCACTGCGATGGGAAATCTACCGTCGCCACAAGTATAAAACTATACGATGGCGTTAAGCGTTACCGTAAGTGCGTTGATTGTAAGAGACAGTTTCAGACGATGGAATCAATCATGACCAACGCCCCTATTTTGAAACCAGTTGTTGAAAAGAAGGAGTTGTTTACCGCAAAAGAAGTTAGCACAGCAAAGATGAAAAAGGTTAACACGCGAAGAGCTAATGAAGATCGCGTGTCTAGTTACTATATTGAGGATGACTACGATGACTACTGATGTAATAGCAGAAAGAGAAATGCAAAAAGTTTATTGGCTGAATGGAATACTGCATTTGCCGCACTATCAAAGCAGTAAGAAGAATATTTTTGTGTCACCCGCTTACGGACAAACGCATTGGACAGAATACTCTGAGATGGAATTAGTCTGTTTGGGCGCAACGCGTGGTGAAGAATACTTATTGATTAGACGAAAAGGAGATAACTAACATGTCAGAGATACTACCGCACCGCGAGTACATCGCTAAGTTTTTAGCACAGCAAGAGCCATTGATTGGCAAGATCGAAGCCATCATGACTAACGAAGGCAAGCACATTGATCTTACTAACATGAACGACGAAGAGGCGAAGATCGCCGCTGAGTATTTTATGTTGTTAGGCGTACCTACATTTACAGGCAAGGCGGGAAAATGATCGTTGAAACTATAGATTATAAGAAAGTATTCGCTTGGATAAACAATGTCTGGGCGAGATCACTAGCGGCATTCATTATGTTCTTTGTCGGGCTGTACATGGGGCAAGTACAAACAGAGAGCCGAGTGATTGGTGACTGCAAATACGCAGGAGCCTTTCGTGTAGAACAACAAGCATTCATGTGTCAGAGGAGAATCTAATGGATGAGTTTATTAAGCATTACCCTTTCATTAAAGACATGGCAGAGACAGAAAGAGTTGAAGGCATAACAGCAGATTACGTTTGGTATCAATCAAAACTTCTTGCCAACAAGATGAGCGAATGGCAGTTAGAGTTTGACAAGGTAGTAGGCGTAATGGAAGCGCGTCACAAAGAACACTTAAAGATCATAGGCGAGTTACTTGACGAGATTAAAGAATTGAAGAAGGAGAAAGAATGAAAGCATTTCCAAACAATAGAAGTGAAGGCATGGAGTTGCGGGATTACTTTGCTGCACAGGCTATGGTTACACTAATAGATGTGTTTAAAGATCATCCAACAAGCATGGAAACAGTAGCTCAAGCTGCTTATCGTATGGCAGAAGAAATGATGGAAGCACGAAAGGATAGAGAATGATTACTTTCACACGCGATGAAGCACAGAAACTTTTAGACACGTTAGTCGAAGCAACAGACGCGCAGCAATGGGAACTTGATACTCACATAAAAACTCATGGTGAATGGTTTAGACCCGCGCGCGTTGAGTACATGAGAGACGTATTGAATAGCACACTTAGAATGATTGAAATGCTTAACCACAAATTAAATTCCGAGCCGTGGGTTAAAACATATTCAGGTGGCAAGCCGAATTACACGCAGCCCGAGCCTACGGTAGATGGATGGCCTTTGTATTCGGGACTACCGGAGCCTAAATGGGTTGGACTATCTGACGCAGAGATCGGCGAGATATACAGAGCAGGTTGGTCAAACAACATGGACTTTGCGCGCGCGCTTGAAGCTAAGTTGAAGGAGAAGAACACATGAAAAGCGACATCGTTGATATATTAAATAACCCAGAAGAGTATTACCCCGACAACTTTAATACAGCTATGAGGGCAAATGCTTTTTTACTAGGGCTATGTCAGGAAGCGGCGGAGGAGATTCAAAGATTACGCAACACAAAACAAGCTATACATACTGGCAGCTTACCCGCTATTAAAGTTCAGGACTTAGGGAATATATGAGACAAGCAGCCCGATCACAAGCAAACGCGCGATTAGCCAAGTCTGTGGCGGTGAGCAACATTAAATTTAAGAGGGACATGAAAGAACATTTATTAAAATACAGTAGGCTGCGCGCCGAAGAAGTTCATCAAGCACAAGGAAAAGATAAGTGAGTTTAATCACACTAGATTTTGAAACATACTACTCAAACGACTTTGGGTTTAGAACGCTGACGACTGAAGAATACATTCGTGGAAAAGAATTTCAGGAGATAGGTGTAGGCATCAAGATCGATGATGCACCGGCATATTGGCTTTCAGGTACACATGAAGAGTTAAAGAAACATCTGACCGAGCTTACTGATTGGACGGACTCGGCTTTGCTATGCCACAACACTATCTTTGATGGTGCGATTCTTGGTTGGCGGTTCGGGGTGTACCCCGCCTTCTTCTTGGACACACTGTGCATGGCACGCGCGCTCCACGGCGTTGATGCAGGAGGTTCTTTGAAGGCGTTGGCTGAACGCTATGAGATAGGTAAGAAAGGAACAGAGGTTGATGATGCCAAGGGCAAGCGACTCGAAGACTTCACGGCGGCTGACCTTAAACAGTACGGTGAGTATTGCAAGAATGATGTTGAGCTGACACACAAGTTGTTCAGTGTCATGGTGTCCGAGTTCCCCGAGGATGAGGCAAAACTTATTGATATGACGGTAAGGATGTTCATAATCCCGGGATTTGAGGTAGACGACGCATTGCTAGTACAACGCTTAGAAGACTTGAAGAAAGAGAAGAATGATCTCCTAGCTACCCTAAAAGAAAGGTTGAAATGTGATGATGAAGAAGCTGTTAGGAAAAAGCTTGCAAGCAATAAGCAATTCGCTGAGCTTCTTAGACTTTTTGAACCCCCTGTTGAACCCCCACTCAAAATTAGTCCGGTTACAGGAAGAGAAACATTTGCTTTGGCAAAAAACGACGAAGGATTTATCGCACTGTCGGAACATGAAAATGCACTCGTTCAGCAGCTCTGCGCAGTCAGACTTGGCACTAAGTCAACTTTGGAAGAGTCTCGCATATCAAGGTTTATCGACATCGGAAAGCGAAATAGAGGATTACTACCCATCCCCCTTAAATATTACGGTGCACATACAGGCCGATGGAGCGGTAGTGACAAGGTTAATTTCCAAAACCTTCCTAGCCGAGATAAAAAGAAGAAGACACTTAAAAATGCCCTCCTCGCTCCAAGGGGAAGCGTTGTTATTAACTGTGATTCCTCCCAGATTGAGGCAAGGGTGTTGGCTTGGTTGGCCGGACAAGACGATGTGGTACGACAATTCGCTTCAGGCGAAGATGTTTATTCAATCTTTGCTTCCAAAGTCTACAACCGGACAATAACTAAGGCTGACCCTGTTGAGAGATTTGTTGGCAAGACGTGCGTGCTGGGGTTAGGGTATGGCACTGGCTGGAGAAAATTACAGCACACGCTAAAGACACAGCCCCCCGGGGCAGTTATCGACGATGAAGAATGTCAGAACATAGTAAAACTTTATCGAGATGTTAACAGCGATATTATTGATCTATGGAAAGACTCTGACAATATGTTAGAGGCCATGTGCAATTGGGACAGCAAGAGTAAAGAGTATTACTTGGGTCAGCACAAAGTGTTGCGGGTTAAGAAGGAAGGTATCGAGCTTCCCAATGGTCTAATGATTCGTTACCCCAATTTACGGTATGACACAGAAGGCGAGAAGTCTCAGTACAAGTACAAGTCTAGGCGTGGTGAGATAAGTATCTGGGGCGGGGCGGTGGTGGAGAACGTAGTCCAAGCGTTGGCTAGAATTGTTGTAGGTGAACAGATGTTGGCTATCAACCAGAAGTATAGGGTTGTCCTGACTGTGCATGATGCGGCGGTGATTATCGTCCCAGAGGTTGAGCGCGAGCGCGCTATGGAATTCATCATTGAGAAGATGTCTACACCACCGGATTGGGCTAAAACTTTACCTGTTGCATGTGAAGCAAAATGGGGGCATAGTTACGGAGAATGTTAACTTAAAGGTGTATTATATGAACCCCATTAAATGGTCTTTTTCAAGTCTCAAACAGTATATTAATTGCCCAAAACAGTATCATGAAGTTAAAGTCCTTAAAAAATATGAAACGATACCAACACAACAAATGCGCTACGGAACAGACGTCCACAGCGCGTTGGAAAACTACGCAAGAGACGGTACAGCGTTACCCCACAATTACAAGCGGTTTGCGGGCATGGTTGACCCACTGTTGGAGATCGATGGTACAAGGTATATTGAGCATCGAATGGCGTTAAACATTGACAAGCAGCCTTGCGGTTGGGGTAAAGATTATTGGGTGCGCGGTATCGTTGACTTCATGGTGATAGAAGGAGACACAGCGTTCATCGTTGACTACAAGACAGGCAGCGACAAGTACCCTGATTTAAAACAGTTACGACTGATGGCACTGATGACGTTCGCGCACTTCCCAGAAGTTAATAAGGTTAAGGCAGGGCTGATGTTTATCTTGCATAATAACTTTATACCGGAAGAGTATACGAGGGAGCAGTGTGAGTCCTTATGGAATAATTTTATGCCTGATATAGAACGCCTAACAATATCGTATGAGAACGACACATGGCAGATGAACCCTACGCCGCTATGTGGATGGTGTCCGGTCAGTACATGTGAGCATTACAGAAGCCGATGAGTATGCTTAGATTTATGCGACCAAAAACACTTAGGGCAAGTGTGCAGCTATTACCAGAAGACGCTGTCGTTCATTATAAAAATGAGTGGACTTTTGCTCACAAGAGATGCAAAGGCGTGTGGAGAACATATAGCGATCTTATTAATAACGACGAGATACATGGAGCGAGTGATGCAACCGCGTAAGAATGAAAAGTATACCTACGGATGGAGTGACCCACGATCGTATACACAAACGATTAAAACTCCTACAGAACCCACGCATACAAGAACGGTGTTCTTTTCAATAGCTAACGACGGTACTCCATACACAAGTAGATTCAGACAGGCGATCATACACAACGATAATATTCACGGAGTACCTACCGAGATAGCAAATGTCTATATTAACTATTAAAGAGATACAAGAAGAAGCACTTAAACTTTTAAACGACGCTTTCCATGACACTTATCTGCGTCCAAAAGGACAAAACGAAGCCGTACACTGCGCCCTCCCCCTCAGAGTCAAAAAAATTGTTGAGGAAAGTTCGGAGCAACTTACAGAAGTTGCGCAGGAAGGATAAAGGAGTGAGCAATGAAGAAATTCATAATGCCGCAAAATTATAAATACCTAGGACACAGCATACAGCATCTGTTGGATATGTATTTAAGGAAAGAAAAAGGATTAACTAATGCACGAATACATGGAGTGAAACATGGCATACACGAAGACAGCAAGACCCTATAAGAAAGAGTACCAACAAGAGTTGGCTCGGGGTGAACATGATGATCGCATGGAGCGCCAGCGCGCTAGGCGAGATATGGACAAGAAAGGTATTAACCGAAAGGGTAAAGACGTAGCACACGTCAAAGCGTTATCCAAAGGTGGTAGCAATGAAGACGGAGTGCGTTTAGAATCGCCGCACAAGAATCGTAGCTTCAAACGTAAGTCCGACGGTTCAATGAAGTAAAGTTTTATTTGACATTATTGGTGTCATGCCGTAAGGTGTGGGTGGGCTGGGGTTTTACTAGATTTTCCCCCTATAAACTACATCAGTTACTTAGTATCCCCTCCTTTCAGGTTCTCGCTTTATGGGTACGGATGTAACCGACTAGCCCCCGTAAGGGGCTACAGTTAATTTTAAGTTTACAGTGAGGTCAAAGTGCAAGACATTAAGTTTACAGTCGTAGATAACGCAGCCTTACAGTTCCGAACGTCAAACACAGATGCAGACCACATACTCGCTTACGTTGAGAAGTGTGAGATTCTAGATCGAACCAATGACGAGACAGAGCTTCTTGTTTATTGGGGTCAAGACGAGACGTCATTCATAGCTGAGTCCTTCAGCTATAACAGTTTACCCTCACCCATGCTGCGCGACTACAAGTGGCCCGGTCTGTATACACCGTTCGACCACCAGAAAACTACTGCCTCATTCCTAGCTAGTAGACGACGCGCGTTCTGTTTCAACGAAGCAGGTACAGGCAAAACATCCTCTATCGTATGGGCAGCAGACTATCTAATGAGCTTGGGGTTGGTCAAACGCGTGCTTGTGATATGTCCGTTGACGATTATGTACTCAGCATGGCAAGCAGATATATTTAAGACCGCTATGCACAGATCGGTTGGAGTGGCATACGGTTCCGCTGACAAGCGTAAAAAGATTCTTAGAGGTGAGTATGACTTCATCATCACTAACTACGATGGCGTGGGTATATTAGCTGATGATATAAGTCGCGGTGGTTTTGATCTGATAGTTGTTGATGAGGCGAACGCCTACAAGTCTACAAGCACCGTGCGTTGGAAGATACTTGCGAAGTTAATTAAGCCTGAGACACGGCTATGGATGTTAACAGGCACACCTGCATCACAGTCGCCCCTCGATGCGTTTGGCTTAGCGCGTTTGATCTCACCAAGCAAGGTTCCTAAGTACAGCACAGCGTGGCGTGACAAGGTGATGCAGCAGGTCACACGGTTCAAGTGGCTACCCAAGCCTACATCCAAACAGATGGTATTCGATGCGTTACAGCCCGCTATAAGATTTACCAAAGCAGAGTGTCTCGATCTGCCAGAAGTTCTTTATCAGACGCGCGAGGTACCGTTGACGCAGCAAGCCGCGAAATACTATAAAAAATTAAAGGACGACATGCTTGTAGAAGCGGCGGGAGAACAAATATCAGCAGTCAATGCTGCGGCTATGTTGAGTAAGTTGTTGCAAGTATCGGGCGGCGCGGTGTATTCCGATACGAAAGAAGTAGTTGAGTTTGATGTGTCGCCACGACTCAAAGCGTTGGAAGAAGTAATAGACCAGACTGACCAGAAGGTAATAGTGTTTGTACCGTTCACGCATACGATTGAGTTGGTTAGTAAGTTTCTTGAGGGACTCGGAGTTAGTAGCAATATTATTAACGGCGCTGTATCTGCTGGTGAACGGCAACGCATCGTCAATAAGTTTCAAACTACACAGGAACCTAGAGTGTTAGTGATTCAACCACAGGCAGCTTCACACGGCGTAACGCTAACGGCTGCTGACACTATAGTTTTTTGGTCGCCTGTTATGAGTGTAGAAACATACCTACAATGTATAGCCCGAATAGATCGCGTGGGACAGAAGAATCGTATGACAGTAGTTCATTTGCAGGGTTCAGAAGTAGAACGGAAGATGTACAAGATGTTGCAAAATAAAGTTGATTCACACGAGAAGCTTGTTGATTTATATAAAGAGGAAATCTATGAGTGACATGGAAGAATTAGTTAAAACTTACTTGACTATTCGCGGAGAGCGTGAAAAGATTGAGTCTGCTTACAAGATGCAAGACGAAGCTCTGAAGTCAGAAATGTCTTTGATAGAGCAGGAGATGTTAGCAGGGTGCAATGAGATCAAGGCAGATAGTGTTAAGACTTCTCACGGCACAGTAATAAAGAGTTTGAAAGAAAGATATACCTGTTCAGACCGCGATAACTTCAACAAGTTTGTATTAGAAACAGGCGCTGTTGAATTGTTTGAAGCACGTCTTCATCAAGGTAATTTTAAAGAATTCATGTCCGAGCGTCATGCAGATGGTCTGCCGCCCGGTGTGAACGTGATGCGTGAATTTGGTATCACAGTGCGTAAACCTTCAGTTAAATCAAGTTAAAGGAACTACCTATTATGAGTACAGAACTCGCAACCCTATTAGCCAACAACCCTTTGATGATTCAGTCCGGTGTCGATGAAGACACGGCGGCGGTTGCTGGTGGTAATGCAAATCAAACTAAGCGTCTATCTATTAAAGGCGGTGTGTTCCGCAAGATGGTAGGCGGTAAAGAAGTAGGCAGTATTGAAGATCGCCACATGAATGTTATTTTTGTTCGTATGGCGCATAGCGCATCACGTCAATGCTATGAGGGTACGTATGAAGAAGGAAAAACCGTCTCTCCAATCTGTTGGTCAAACGACTCCGTTAAGCCTGACGATGATGTTGAACACCCCTGTGCGCCAACATGCGACGTATGCCCAAACTCAGCCAAAGGCTCCAATGATTCTGGGGTTGGTGCGAAATGCAAGTTGTCATGGCGTACCGCTGTCGTCCTGCCACAAGACCCAAGCGGTGATGTATTGGAATTTGTTGTTCCCGCAGCTTCGACTTTCGGTAAGGAAGAAAATGGTAGATGGCCTTTCAAATCCTACATAGGAATGCTTGCAAATAACAATGTGAGTAAAGGCCGTGTGGTAACTAAGATTCAATTCGATACCAAGGTGCAGTTCCCTAAAGTATTGTTTAGTCCAGCAGGTGCAGTTGACCCTAAAGACTATGACGCTATTACCGCACAAGGCAAAACACCCGCCGCTGAATCTGCTATTAAACTTTCTATCTACAAGAAGAAAGAAACTGCCGGTGAAGATGTGTCGGTGTCAGAGCCAACCGTTAGAGAAACTGCTAAGCGCGCTCCAGCGCAAGCAACCGACGCTTCTGAAGTAGTTAAGAAGTGGACTAAGAAATAAGGGTAACTATGCCACGGCCTTACAGCACAAAGTTTTTGAGTAGATTAGACGAAGTAGTAAATGACCACTACCGCGTTGGACTTAGGTTGGCAAAGTTTTGTGTGAAAGCAAATCTCCCAGCTAAGTACGTAGCCGCTGCATTAGAAGTTTCACGCGCTACGGTTCACAATTGGTTTCGTGGCGCTATTCTACGCGGCAAAAACGAAGACATGGCTTTGGCGTTTATCAACTTGGTAGAAAAAGATTTAGCGGACGGAGTATTGCCCGCTAAATCTATAAGAGATGCTAAAGCCTACATAGAAGACATGATAGGCAGGTCGATTTAACGGGGAAAAGCGGATGCTGTGTAGTTCCAAAAGCTACAGATCAAACAGACGTAGCGAGTACCCCACCCATTAACACAAGGCAGGAGAAATCCTGCCTTTCTTGTCTCTGCGGATATGATAAAACAATTTTACGAGAAAGCATTGCCTTCGCAGGGCGTTTACTGTGTAGCTAAGTTGGATAAGAGGATTACACAGAAATTTGCGGAGTCTATAGATGATGTTGAAGTTATTGCAAGACAGTTTGAATTGGAAGAAGCAAATGTCTACGTGGCGCTTGCTTCCTTCGATGGTTATAGCCGCAAGGCAGAGGACGCGAAATTCTTACGTTCATTTTTCATCGATCTCGACGTTGGGGCGGGTAAGGCAGCTCTCGGGAGAGGATACGATAGTAAAGGGGATGCTCTTGTCGCATTACATGCTTTCATCCCACGAGTTGATTTACCTCCCCCCGTTATCGTCGATTCCGGTACAGGCATACACGCCTACTGGTTATTTGATCGGGACATCCCCGTTGCAGAGTGGAAGCCTTACGCTGAGAAGTTCAAAGCGCTCTGCATTGGAAACGAGTTGTACATCGACCCTGTGGTTACTGCTGACGTTGCGCGAATCATGCGCTGTCCTGATACGTTCAACTATAAGACAACTCCACCGAGCAAATGTGAGGTTATATCGGACGAGCTGCCAGTATATTCGTTCGATGAGTTCAAAGAGTTCTTAGGGATAATAGAAGAGTCTGCGTCTGAGTTGTTAAGCCGTCTACCCAAAGGGTTGGACGATGACACTAAAGCATTGATGAAGTTGGACAATCAGGAGACACGCTTTGAAAAAATCGCTATCAGAAGTCTTGAAGGTGATGGATGTGGACAGATTAAGTGGGCAATTGAAAACTCCGCATCACTCCCAGAACCTATGTGGACAGCCGTCTTATCCATTGCACAGCATTGTAGCGACCGCGATGAGGCTATCCACAAATTATCAGAAGATTATCCCGGCTACAATCCGGCAGAGACGGAACGCAAATCAACATTGCGTCAGGGAAAACCTTATTCCTGCATTACCTTTGACAACGAAAACCCCGGAATTTGCGACACTTGTGCATACAAAGGAAAGTTTACCAACCCACTCGCTCTTGGACGAGTTATCAAAATCGCGCAAGCACCTAAAGAGGACGCAGTTCGGGAGCAAACGAATACCGAAGGTGTTCCGTCAAACGTAATACCAGACCACCCACAGGCGTTGTACCCATACTTCAGGGGTGAAACAGGGGGTATTTATTATCAGCCGCCCCCGAAGATAGACAAGAAGGGTGAGAAGAGAGAGCAAGACCCACAGCTTATCTACCCACATGAGTTGTTTCCTATACGTAGGATGTTTAGCAAAGCTGATGGTGAAATACTAATGATGCGTCTTCTGTTGCCCAAGGATGCGCCGCGTGATTTTATGGTGACTACTAGGAGTTTGAATGCGTCTGACGAGTTTAAGAAAGTTATTGGGTTTATGGGCGTTACAGGTAACGCAGATAAATTGGTACATATCATGGGATATATCATGAAGTGGGGGCATTACTTACAGACACAGGCAGAAGCAGAGTTAATGCAGATGCAGATGGGCTGGACAGAGCCAGTAAATGATAAAGATCGGCTGGGCCGTGAGTATGTCATCGGCAATAATTTAATTAAATCAAACGGTTCGATTGTGTCTACGCCTGCCTCGCCTATGGTTAAAAGCGTAGCGAAACATTTTGAGCCGAAGGGAAGCTTTGAAGTATGGCGTGAATGCGCGCAGCAGTTGAACCGTCCTACGATGGAGATGCACGCGTTTGGTACATTGATTGGATTGGGTTCGCCGTTGATGCCGTTGACTTCTACACCGGGCGCTATCGTTAGTTATACAGGTAAATCAGGCAATGGTAAGACGGGGGCGCTGTACGCTAACTTAAGTATTTGGTGTAACCCCGTGGGCATCTCTGTTTTCGATGCGACTAACAATGGTTTGAATCAGCGGTACGTCACATTGAAGAACGCAGCGTTCGGGGTTGATGAAGCGCATACCCGCAAGATAGAAGAGCTAAGCAAGATGGTTCACGCTATCTCTCAGGGTAAAGCTAAGATCAGGATGCAGGGGTCGATTAACGCTGAGCGAGAGCATGAACTCTTAGCGTCGTCCATTGCCATGATGACTTGTAACATGCCGCTACTGGATATGATTATGTCCAACAACTCTATGGCTACAGGTGAGATGGCACGTATGATTGAGTTTCTTGTAATGAAACCACGGCTGTTGATTGACGAGCCAGACTTTGGTCCGAAGGTGTTTGATTCGTTCAAGTACAACTATGGTCATGCAGGGCGCAAGATTATTCAGTCTTACTTCTTAAAGGGTGAAGATGCGCTGATTGATATAGTAAAAGAATGGATTGCACGGTTTAAGAAAGACTTTGGCAACGATGCTATCTACCGTTTCTACGAGAACATTATTGGCGCGGCTATGACAGGCGGCGTGATAGGTAATGAGTTTGGCATTATTGATTATGATTTGAATCGTATCTACGACAAGGTGTGCGGTGAGATGATTAACATACGCGACAAGGTGGTTACTCTTGGCGAGACAGATCACTCAGCGTTGGTTGGTGATTTCATCAATAAATACTACACAGGCTTCTTAGGGATTAACGATGGCAAAGTTACGATGGAGCCACGCAACAGTCTTGTAGGAAGAATAGATTTAGCGACGGGGTTAGTGACTATATCTACCACTGAGTTTAAAAAGTATTTGACTGAGAAGAATGTTAGTTCACGAGAGTTTGAACAAAACATGAAAGAAAGAAATATTCTTATTGAAGTTAAGAAGTCGCGCCTCGACGCAGGATGGAAGCAAGCGTTGAGTATCCTTGATAAAAATATGAATGTGAACACCTATGTCTTTGCCACCGAAATCCCAGATACCTTCTTCAGCGGAGATGGAGAAACTGACTGAAGAGCCAGAGTGGATTTTTCCGTATGACTATATGGCGGTTGGGGAGAGCTTCTTTATCCCCACACTGCGCCCTGCCCAAATGATGTATGCGGCGGACATCGCCGCTAAAAAGTCACGCGTCAGGGTAAAGATATACACCTGTGAGAAGGAAGGACACCTAGGCATCCGCGTATGGCGGACTGCCTAGGGTTTGACCCCGAACGCATTATAGAGTTGTACAAGTCGGTACTTCTCAAAGTTTTGCTGCAAGACTATAGCGTCTACAATTTCTTTACGTTCTTTAGGCGATAAAACATCCATAGCGCGATACTTGTTAGCTTGTTCACGTAAGTCTTTTAAATGTCCGTTGACGTCGTGGTTGTACATGTCGGCGAGCATTTCATCTAATGGATTTTTAGATAGATAAGCTAAATACTGATCTGGTTTATTGTTCTTTAGCATATTTATTTTTTGTTCGCGCTCTTTCAAATCGTCTTCAATACGCTGCCATTGACGCGCATCATAGTTAGACTTAGAACCAACAAAACTATCTAAGAACATTGTGTCTGTTTTAGGATCAAAATCTTTTTTGCCAGCTAACCAAAGCGATATATTTGTACCGTTGTGCATTATCCGCGATGCGCCATCAGCGTAAGAGTTGGCAAAGAAATATAAAGAGTTAGGGCTAATGTCATTGCCAGTAGTTTCAAACCACCAACGCGCAGCGTTTTTATATAACTCAGGAATATTATCCCCACCAGTATAAGCTTCTCCAAACCGCGACTGACGGTTGTTATATATCTGGCGGCCTAGAGCGTCTACGTTCATAGCGTACTCTATGAAAGGTCTAACAATAGACGGCAATGCAGAATCTATGGCGTACTCTAATGGCTTCTCTCCTATAGGAATACGAGAGACAGGCAACGGCAAGAAAGAGTCAAGAACAATAGGAACCATATTAGCTAAAGTTTCACCCGGCTTAACATTGCCATTAAACATAGCCCCCATTTGCGCACCCATAGCAGCAAACGCGCCAAGACCAAAACCCCAAGGTATCTGAATAGGACGCTCAATGCCGGGTATATAGAACCGTGCGAATTTAGTCCACCGAGACATATCATCAGTAGCAATCTTATTGCGGCCTAGCTCATCTTTATTGTCGTCGTCGTCCGCCATAGCGTGTGCCATTTGATAGGCTAAATATCCTACACCCATCAAAGCTATAACCATAACCTGCGCATTCTTTTTATTTTCAGCAAACTTAGTATCAAAATTACTTATAGCTTTTTCAGCGTCTTTTAGTTTTGCTTCCAACTTAGCACGAGTAGCCCCCGTGACCGACTTATCTTTTAACTTCTCGCGTAGGATAGTAGCTTCGGCAAACTGAGGTTGTCTCATTCTGGCTTGTTCAGCGTTCATAATCGCTGGGGCAACTGCATCTATAGCCCTTATTGCGCCTGTAGCGGACGGACGGAAGAACATAAACAGTGCGCCCATAGTTTTACCGTACTCACCAGCTTGTTCAAAGTTAGCAAGTTCTTTAGTATAGGCAGCGGCTTTAATGTTTGCAGCTTCTTCGGCTTCAGGGCCAGTTTTATTTTGGCGCTTTAGTTCAGCAAGCTCTGTTTGTTTAGCAATACGAAAAGCGGAAACACGCGACGCCATCTCAAATGATTCAATGTAGCTGTCAAAGAATTTAGGCACGGATTTAAGAGGAACTATACCGCTCTTGCCAATTTCTTTATTTAGCTCATTGAACTGCCCTTTATTAGCAATACCTGCTAAGTAAGATACACGCCCACCTGTTCTGGTTAAATCAAGTAAATCTTTATAGTATTGGTCTTTTGAGGCGAGAGCAGTTAACGCACCTATCTCACCTCTTGAATATAAATAATTAAATTTAACTGCTTTAAAAAGCCCGCCTGTAACTACAGATTTAGCAACAGAGCCAAGATAATTAAAAGTATTTAATGGCCCTAAGTCAGAGCCAATAGAAAACGCATTAGTAAGAACGTCGCGGGCAAAGTTAATAGGCGCGAACGCTATGTTAAATCTAGTATGAAATTGACCGATAGTCCCAGTAGCTTTATTAAGAAACTCTACAAAAGGATTAACTTCTCTATAAGACCTACGTATAGCTTCCAACAAATTTTTGTCTTTAATGCTTATAACCGCAACCTTACCATCCGGCATGTAGTGAAAGATTTTAGTTTCGCCACCTAACGAGTCCAAGAACTTTTGATCGCGGCGCTCTTCAAAATTTACAATCTTTACAACTTCAGCGGTAGGTAATAAACCAGAACCATTAGGATTGTCTTTACTTTTCTTAGAAGAGTTGTAGATGGTTTCAGTAATATTTTTACGCCCAACACGCATAGACGCTAACGCAGCGTCAGCCATTACCTGAAGAACAGGGTTGTCCGGTATTTCTTGGTTACCTTCAAAGGTATGCACCTTCTCTTGCAACTCACCTCCCAAGCGGCGACTGTCAAAATTTAGCATGTCAGTCTCGTCTGACAAGTGCCTACCTTTAAGTGGGACGTAGTTTTCCCAACCGTAGAACTTAATCCAATTGTCAGCATAAGGCGACATGTAATTGGACATCTTGTTTAGCTTGAGCGTAGTCTTGTTTAATTTATCTACTATGTCAAAGATAGGTTGTACTTCCGCTTTATTTTTATTGTAAGCGTCCGTCATGGTCTTAACTTCAGCTTCGGAGAACGCGCCAGCTACGTTGTACTTGCTGCTGTTTATATTGGCTAAGTCCTTACCTTTTATATCAGGGTCAAGGAACGTCTGATTCTTATCAAACGCAATACTACGCAAAGTTTTATTAAAATATTTTATTTCAGCTTCTGTAAGATTTTTATTAGTATCAAGCTCTTTAAATATAGTATCCCGCATTTCTGATGGGGATATGTTTTCAGTTTTACCTTGCGCGTTAGTAAATTTAATAATAGGGGAAGAACTTAGTTTTACCTCCCTCATGTACAACACTTCACGACGTTCAGGCAAGTGACGGGCGATTGAGTACATTGCCAGCTTTTGCAAAGCTTCTTCTACAGATAACTTATTTTTATCCGCGTAAGCCGCTATCTCTTGGCGCAAACCCTCTGTGCCAGCTTGTACATACTGTGTGTATATCCAATGCGCGTTGCCAGACGACAGGACAATCTGATCGTAGATATTATTCATACCCACGCCATAGGCAATGACGCGCCCGGCGTCAGCCAATTGTTTTTGCCAACGCTTTATAGGGGCACGGTCATTAGCAAATTTCTTTTCAAGCCATGCGCCAGTTTTACTAGAAAGTACAGCGTCCCATATTTTTGAAGGGGCAGCAGGCTGTTTACCCGTTTTCATTTCTGACTCTAGTTCTTCTAAAGAACGGTCAGTGGTAGGCGCTGCCTTTGGCTTTCTGGCAGGTAAAGCTTCAATATCTATGCCAGCTTCAGGTGCAGCAAGTATCCCTTGGAACGCTTGAGTCACTTCAAGCAGCGCGTTGCCTTGGAAGCCAGCTTGTTTAGTTAAGCCAATCTTAGATTGTTTGTAAACGTCAGCGGCGGTTTTATCTACTTCTTCGGCAAATTTTTTATCATTAAGATATTTTGCTACAAAGTCTGCAACACCTTGGTCAGACGTATCGCTAAACGCTTCAGGATAATTTTCTTCTAGACGAGGCGCAACAGAATCACGTAAACCATCAACTGATTCAAAAGTTAATATCGTGCCATTACTTAAGTCTGTTGTCTTTCCTTCTTTAGCTACATAATTATTAACTTCTCGTTGAACAGTCTTATCTATTGTTAGTTTCTGTTTAGTGTATTTTTCACCACCAAACGCTTTAGCTACGTCGTCGTATAAATCAGACTTAATTTCAAAGAACCTAGTCGCCGCTTTAGTAAGTCCATACAACTTCATTAGCACTTTGGTTAAGTGCGCCCAGATACTTTGCAGTCCGGCAGTAGGGGTACTTGGCGCTAACGTATATTTAGCAAGCGACGGCGCTTGTATGCGGGAGAGTTCTTCTTGGAAACGTGGGTCGGTCAACGCATAGCTAACAAACTCATATACGTTCTCCATCTGGTTAGGATATTTTTTCTCTAACCTTGTTTTAGCAAACTCGTATACTTTATTAATCTGTTCGGCAGCGGCACGCTGTTCTTTTGTTAAGCTGCTTGGGTTAGTTTTAAACGCGTAAAGAATCTTAATCGTACCGGCGTGTACTATCTCATGCAGGACGGTCATCTCGTCCATGCCATCTTTAGTGAAATAGAACGTATCTGTCTTTGGGTCGTAGGCCGCTAACTTACCTTCTTTTTGTAGCTGCTGGATTACTTTATTGTTTGGGTCAACAACAACTTTGGAACTAGAAAAATTAATGGTGTTAAGCACCATTGCTATGTTTTTAAATACAGCGCGTGACAACGCACCGTAGCGTTTTTCGTAGTTGCGTATTGATTCAGAGCGTGGAGAATCTTTCTTGCCAATTCTTATACCGCCAGCTTTCTTAGCAATATACGCAAGTACGTTATTGATGCCGCCTTCACCTAGCATCATCTTAACTAATGCGGGCAGTTCTTTGCCTACTTCAACTTCTTCTTTGGCAGCAGCTTCCTCTTCTTTGGCAACGCGCTGCGCTTTGCCCTTTTCTTCTTTGGGTGCGCGCGATTCCTTCTCGGCGTTATGAATCCAGACGTCAGTAAACGCCTCATCCATTTGTTCGGTAGTTACTTCGCGCTTAGTTAAATCGCCTTTTTTATTGCGGGTAAAGCCACGCTCAATAGACTTTAAAAATACGTTGCGCGCGCTATCATCTAAGTCACCCCAACGTGGTAATTCAGAAGAGTAAGCTTGACGATTAAGTTCGTAGATAGACGCGCCTTGTGGTACCCCGCCTTCTTCTACTCCGCCTTCTTCGGTTACTTGCTCATTAGATTTTAAATAAGATTGCAAAGCTGAATAAGCTTTATCTTGTTCTTCTGCCGTATTGTTTTTAATTTGCGATAGATATATATCGCGTTCATCATCGTTAAGGTCTTCCCATCCACGTAGTCTGCCGGGGCGGTTTTCGTTGTACGAGTTAACAATCGCTTTATTTTTCTTAAGCAACGCAATAGCAGGAGATACTTGTGGTGCAGCTCCTTTAGACGGTAACATGCCTTTAGTCTTTAACGCGTCTTTTATTTCGCTCATTAACGCTTTTTTCAAATCAGGCGTTAACTCTTCCCACGCGGGTAATTCATCGCCATGCTTTTCCAGTAAAAGCGTATAGCCATCTTTAATCTGTTTAGGAGTTAATCCTTTTTCTTTAGGCGCTTCTGTTTGCGCGCGCGCCAATTCTGCCTTAAGAGCTTCATGTGCTAATTCAGCTTCTTTTGCTAAACGCTCTTCTTCTGCTAAACGGTTTTGTTCTTCAGTTAGTGCAGCTGGCTGTGCTGCTTCTGCCACATTATTTGCTGGAGCATTCCCTCCAGCACCGCCCACTCCAGATACGATAGATGTGTCAACTCCGGGGGTGGTTCCTTCCACTGTTGGTGCAACGCCAGCAACGCTAGGCTGATTTGCTGGGGTGTTAATTCCTGTAGATGGCTGCTCGACATTGCTTTTCTCCTTTAGCTCTGCGAGTTTATTTTCAATATTCTCTTTGTATTTTCCGGTTACTTTTTTGCCGCCCGCTGTTTTACCTGTTGCTAACTCAGATTCATAACGCGCTATTTGTTCTTCAGGCGTTTCGTCTTTTTTCTTAGCAATAGGTTCTGTATACGTAGGCGTAGGAGCAGTTTGATCTGTAACACTTGCTGTTACATCTTTATCTTTAGCGGCAGCGGCGGCTTCAGCGGCGGCGGCTTCATTGGGTGGCAGTACATCAAATTTAATTGACTGAGGAGGGGTTACATTTCCTTGCTCATCAGGCACGCCAACAGTAGTTATACCTTCCGCAGCAGCTTGCGCTTGTTGCGTAGCGTCAGCAGTTTTTTGCTCTTCATTTTGTATATCTTGACGGAATTGATTTTCTAATTCTTTATTGCGCTCTTCTACGCCAGCCATACCACGGGTTTTAATTGCGCCACCAGCGGATGGCACGATTGACATAGCATAAGCAGCGGCTGCGCTATCAACGTATTCTTTAATTGCTTCGGCGTCTGTTAAAGAAAGCTTTGCGCCAAAGCGTTCGGCGGCGCTTTGAATCATTTCAACAGGCGCTTCTTTAGTACCTGTCTCTACTAAGTTTTTACCAAAGTTTAATAAGAGATTCTTTTGGTTGAGGTCAAGCTTATTAAACGCGCCCAGACCAATCTTATCGCCGACAAACTCAGCAACACCATGCACAAGGGCTGAAGGCAATACACGTTCGAGCTCAATGTCAGTAGCTTCTTTGCCCAAGCGTTGGGCTTCTTCAACAGCACGGGATGTAGTTTCACCAGCGCCGTGGAATCCGGCTTGAGCAGCAAGCGCAGCATGGCTTGCCATATCTTTAGCTACTTCTTTAGCAGCGGCTTTAGTGCGTTCTTCAACATACTCTTTAGCCGCTTTTTCACCCTGCTCTTTAGCTATTTTTTTAGCGGTTTCTTCAACAAGTTCTTTAGCTAACTTCTTCTCTACAAGTCCCAACGCTCCGCCAGCAACCGTACCAGCACCCGGTATTACAGAGCCAGCTAATGCACCAGCACCCATAACAGCAACAGACTCAAGAAGATTAGCCGCACCAGAACCTACTTGGTAAGGTATCCATTCGGTCAATACAGTGCCAATACCTTTATCAAGCGCAGTAGTAAATGAATCAGTAGACTTAGATTTGCCGCGCAATTCTTTTTTAGCGGCCTCCATAGTTTCAATACCAGACTTCATTAAGTCTTCGGAACCAAAAACTTTACCCGCTAATACTTTTGCTGCGCCATAAGTTTCTTTAGTTTGTGGCAAGTAGGAAGTAAAACCACGAACAAAGTTACTAGAATCTTCTTCTACTTTTGGTTCAGGTGTTTCTTCTTTACCACCAAATTTTTTAGCTAACGCGCTTATATCATCTTCGCTAGACTGCCCGCCAAATTTCTTAGCAAGTTCGTCTAAGTTATTTTTAGGAGGGGCGGATTCAGCCCCGCCAAATTTTTTGGCAAGCGCATCATAATCCATTATTTAATCCCGGCAGCAGTTTTAAATTTTTGAGCAGCTTCAGCATTAGGGAAAGAATATGTTTTGCCATCAGCAGTTGTTACGCTAGTACCGCCCCCAGTTGGACTCGCCGAAGGAGTAGTATCTAAACCTTTTGCACGACTGTAAGATTCTTTTAATGCTGCCTTAAGGTCTTCTTCTTGTTTCTTTAGACGATTATAGTCTCTTTCAACAGCTTTAAACCCTTCAGGCGCAAGCGCTTTCATACTCTCATAATTAGAAAGTTTTTTACCTTCTTCAGATTTAGCAAAGTTTTCTAATGCCGCTCTAGCTAGTTGCGTTTGTTTAGTATCAAGTTTCTCTTCGTTTAAATTACTGCCCTTACCAATCCTAGCGGCTTCTAACGTAAGTTTTCTTTCTTGTTCACGTTCTTTAGCTTTAAGTTTAGTTTCAGCCGCGCCTACTTTACGTGTGTATTCTTTTTCTTCTAAACCACGATAGTCATCTGCTATTTGATTACGTATGTTCATAACAGAGTCAAACGCTTGTCTATGGTGTTCTCTAGCTTCTTTAACCATACCAGCGCTTTCTAAGTATGAAGAACGATCTAATTCATACAAAGATTTTCTAAGCTCATTCTGCATCTTCTTGCGTTTAGATTCATCCGCAATCGTGTCGTCAATATAACCGGTAAGTGCTTGCAAACCTACTTTAAGTATAGGCCCCGGAGTAGAACCAAAGACAGCCCATGCTTGCGCTTGGCGCATTCTAGATTCGTCCTTAGACTCATTTGCACTAGCCTTTATTTGCTCCACAAAAGAATTACGTAGGGCTTCAGTATGTTTATCATCAATGCCAAGGTCTTTATTGGTTTGACGCATTTCGGCAACGCGTGTCGCAATACTTTTATCTGCTTCAGCTTGGAGTGCTGGTAATGCTTTTTGCCGTTCAGCTAATTGTTTTTTAGTTTCACTAAACGCACCTTCCCCCGCCGCTTTTACAGCCTCATCGTACTCTGTGTACATGTCCTTAGATTTAGGCGCGGCGTCTACAGCTTTCTTTTTAGCTTTTTCTGTAGGGGTGCCTGACTTCTTTTCTGCGCCTATGTCTTCTCTAATAGGGTAAGAATTATCTTTAAACGGATTATCTACTTCGTCAATTGCTTTTTTACTTCCTTCAGCAAACGCAATCATCCCGCCGCCAGCCGCAGTCACAACCCCACTACGAGTATTAGCGCGGCGTTGAGCCTCCGCTTGCATGATGCCCATAGTTGCAGGGTCGGTTTGTTGGTTAGCAAGTTTCTGTTGTAGCTGTGGGTCAGAAAGCCTTTTAGCCATGCTTGGCAGCTGGTATGGGTTAACGCCAGACTCAATACCGCCAGTAATCTGAGGCACAGCACCGCCATCAGCCATCTTAATTACGCCACCATCTTTCTTACCCACCTGACCCATGTTGTACAACGCGCCAGCCGTACCGACTAGCTGTTGAATGCCCATAGGCTGCGCCTGATACATACTAGTGTTACCAGCTTGCATAGGCAGACCACGCAGCATATTGGACATAATGCCAAGCTGCATATACGGATACTGTTGTTGTGTAGCGTAGTTCTGAATCTGCTGATTAATAATCGCTTGTTGCTGAGCCTGTTCTTTAGCACCCAAATCTGACATGGCTTGAATAGTGCCCATGTCTTGTGCGTATTGTTGTTGACCCATGTTGCCAAGCAGTTGAGCAGCTTGCAGTGTTTGACCGTAGCCTTGAAGACCTAGGTTTGCACCAAACTGACGTGACGCTTCTTGAGCGTTCTGCGCTTGCAACTGAGCTTGTTGGTTCTGTATTGCAGCGTTGAGGTTAGCGCCTTGGTTAGCTTGTTGTGCTTGGAGATACGCAGCTTGCTCTGCGTTAAACTGTTGTTGTCCTGCACCGTATGCTTGTTGTAACCCTTGACCCTGAATATCGCCAAGTTGTGTAGCCAAGTTACGACGACGCTCAGCTTCCATAATAGCTTGACGCGAACCACCATAAGCACCTTGACCTACTGCTTGTGCTTGCAACTGGTTTCTTTGTATCTCACCTTGACGCATCGCTTCGCGTTGCTGGGTGTTAACTACGTTCTGCATGTACGGAGACATGTATGCTTGAGACACATACGGAGCGGTAAACGAATCTGTTCGCACTTGTTGTGGAGCGCCAAGTTGAAAACGCTCAGCGCGCAGTGGAGAATAAACACCACCAAGTGCGGACTTACCTGCTACGCTGCCAGCAATCTGACTAGCAGCATCGGTTTGTTGGGGCGCTACGTATTGGTTAATCCCTGAAGTCGCAGCTTGCTGACCAAAAGACTGCGGAGCCACAGCCGCTTGCGCTTGTTGTAAAGCGTTGTTTGTATATACTATGTTGCCTTGCGCGTCTTTAAGTGGGTTACCTTGCGCGTCTTTTGCATAGGTAGAACCATACGGCATATAAGCGTTAAAGCCTGTAGGTTGGAAATTCTGTCCCGACCCTGTGCCTGTAAATATTTGTTTCTGCGTAGCGCCAAGCATTTGCTCAACATAAGGCTTAGCGTACTCAGGAATGTTGGTAGTGTATGTTGTACCAGTAGACGTAGTCTGACCGCCGCCGCCACCGCCGGGATAGAGTCTATTATTACCGTTTATATAGCCGTTAAATTTATTGCGGATAATCATAATTTTTCCCTCATCACCTGATGGGTGTTGGTCATGCCCATTTTTTCATACATCTGGACTAGAGTTCCTTTAGCCCAACACTGTGCAGTAGTAGCGCCCATAGAGCGCATCCAATCTTTAGCTTCATTAAACACATGGGTTCGCACTACACCTTTGCCACCCATTAAATTCACATGTGCTACGCGTTCACGCGGGTAGTCAATAATATCTACAGTCACCGCTCCGGTTATGCCTTCTTCCGGTTCATCCCACACTAACAAAAATGTACGCCCTGTGCGTACCGCATATTCAACCTGTTCTATAGTTATTAGATCAGGGTCAAGGTCAATCGCTCTTTGCAGCATCGGCGCGGCGACAGGCCATATTTGTGGTAGTAAGTTAGCTGGTACTTGATATAGAGCCATAGTTATGCAGGTAAATGTTTTTTGGCTTTAGAGTCAACAGCTACCTTGCCTTTACCTACAGACTTGCGACGACCTTTTTGAATACGTTCCATCATGGCGTAGAGTTGTCTTGCTCCTGCTTCGGTTGATCCATTTCCCAACTCTGATACGATACGTGCAGGCACCACGAACTCACCATCAGCAAGACGAGCGGGCTGCTTATTACCAATAACAGCAGGAATAGAATCAGATACACCATCGCCCGGCCCTTTCAATAAACGTCCACCAGCAGCGTAATCAGAATAGCCACCTAAACCGTGCATGATACCGCCATTTGCTGCTGTGTAAGTAAAATCTTGGGGTATATTAGTTTTAGGCATTTCCGCTATTTTTACGCCCGCGCGTTTAGCCGCCCCTTTAAGCATACTCATAGCTGATTCATCTGGTCTGCCAGTTTTTTGTTCTAGAGTGTAGTCAAAAATACCGGGACCTTTAACTTTAGCGCCAGCGTGTTCCATAAGAGCTTCACCTTGGGCTTTACGGTCAGCTTCTTCTTTAGCTAATTGTCTTCTATATGCTGATATTTGTTCTTCTGCGGTACCGCCTATAGAAAACTTTTGTTCCCCAGTATATGGGTCAGTAGGTACGTCGCCACCCATAGTCATCATGTTCTGAGATATAGGACGCTGTTGCATAGGGTTTGCATAGTCCAAGCGCGGTATATTAGCCATTGGGTACATCGAGTTATTACCTATGGCATTCATATTAGACATAGCTTCTACGGGGCCTACGTTACCACCCTCTGCATAAGTCTTTGAATAAAAGTTAGGAGCCGCTGCGTATTGATTAACAGGTGGCACGTCATTACCCGCACGGAAATTTTCATTAGTCCAGCTAGGTTTATATTTGTCTTTAGGTTTACCGCCAGCATTATCATTACCCAAAATTCCCAGTTTTTGGGCACCATACAAACCACCTACAACATCTAATGGATTATCTTTAGCATATTTCATGGCTTTATTAAAGCCGTCACCCAAAGAATCAATTTCTCCAAGTATTCCTTTAGAAGCTGTTTCAGTAGGTATTTGCGATGTTGCGGCTTCGTTAAGATAATTTGTTGGTTGAGTACCGGCTGCTCGTATTTTTGACGCAAGGTCTGCCCCGGTAGTAGGAGGCCCGGGAGGTGCAGCAGGAGCCGCAGCAGGAGCAGGAGCCGCAGCAGGAGGTCCACTAACTGAAGGAGAGTAAGGGTTAGGGAACGCGTTTTCTGGCAATATTGGTTCGGCGGCTTCTCCTACGGTTTTTGCCATGTTTGCCGCTTGTGTAGAAGCTTCTACGGTGGGGGCTGCGCCCTGCATAATCCCTTGCGCGCCGCCTAATGTTTCAGGAAGAATCCCCGTAGCTTCAGGAAGAATACCAAGAGCAGGAGCAACAGCAGGAATTGCAGCTTCAGCAAGAAGAGGGGCAGCAGCTGCGCCAGCCATAGTTGTAGTAGTGCCAGCAGCCGCGATAGCGGAAAGCGTCGCAGGATCGTTGTATAAACGAACGCCATCACGACTATAACCATTGAATTTATTTGGGATCATCATAAGTAATTACTCCTGTCGCACCGTAACAGTATTTTACCGTCATTTGTGCTTAATTTGACAAACCCTAAACGCTCGCAAAACCGCAGTCCAACTTGATTATCAGCGTTTATTTGGGTTACCGCAAAACCATATTTATCTATTACACCGCCAAGGATGGCCCGAATATACGCCCGAATACACCCAATTGGCTTAACCCCGTATCCTACATGAATCTCGTTATCTTTTACTAACACACCACCTATAACGCGCCCTGATTCGGTCAGGGGTATAACAGTCCAATCTTTTACTGCTTCTATATACTCAACCAGCCCGATTGTTAAGCGATGCTTTACAGACTCATACACCATAATTAAGGCGCGATCTTGCGGCGTCACCCAACTCTCCAATTAGTACCATCAAAGAACACAGGCACTTTACTAGCCCCGCCGCCAGCAACAATTGTATTAAATGTAGTTACAGATGAGTTAGTAACGAACGCTCTAGCACCTGTACTAACAGCCGCCGCAGGGGGCAAATCAGCCACAAGATAAACAGAACCTAGCGCGAACTGACCTACAAAGTTATCTAGCTGTGTAAAGTACAGACGTAGGATGTTATTAAGCTGGTCGTGGTACTGCCGCGCGTATATAGACGGAGGAACAGGCAACGGTGGCGCTTTTGTCCTTGTAAGGGTGGCGGACTCTGTAGTAACGACATTAGTGGTCATCTGCGTCCATCCGGTCTTATATCTATTCTAGGCGTGCCCAACTGCCACTGTGTGCCGATAGTATCTGAACTAACTTTAAACGCCATCTGACGACCACGCAGTCTTGTGTATACGATCTGGGTAAATTCCTGCACCGTATAGTTACGCTGATTGGCATAAGACTGAGCTGACGCAACCGTAGGAGTATCCGCTGTGCCGTAAGGCGAGCCGGGGTTTTGGCGAGGGCGTACAGTAAATGTTACTTGCGGCGTATTAGGCGCGGGGGTAGTAGACCCATCGAACGTAATGTCAGGGATCATCCTCCACACAAACCCATAGTTGTGTCCGTCACCAATATCAAAGTCAGACGATTGTATGTATGAAGAGATAGGCAAAATATTACCTGTTGTGGTTATGTCATCCACACCGTTTTCATGAAACACCACATTGTTGCTGTAGGTTGCAGCCATTGGGAAGTTACGTAGCGGACTATCTAACCATGCAGTGCGCCCTAAAGTGCCGTAGTACCATACTTGGTCAAGATAGTTATATATGACGTAGCGGTCAACCACAGTTGAGTTAGCCGAGCAGTAGTACCACCAGACCTCGCTGTAACCCTCGTTAGTGCCCGCAAAGAACTGCGAGCTTTGGGTTGTGTTTATGTCGCCATATACATACTGACGCAACGCGCAAGGCAGCGTCTCAACACGACCAGAGTAAGCGTAGAACTTATCCGCGCCCATCCAGTAAGTAATGTTGTTCGCTGTGGCTACCGCGTTAGGACTAATGATAGATATGTTGTCCGACAGAATATTAAAACCCCACACAAACGGAGGCCCTAAATACTGCATGGAATACAACGCTCCATCTGTCCAGACAAGTATCTCTTGACGTGTTTGCTGCGCCGCAACAATATATGAACCCGAGCTAAGACGGTAACTACCGGCTTGGTTAGTAACGGCAGGAGTCCATGTTTGGTAACTTTCTTGATCCGACCAACGGATCAACATTGGGTCTTGAGTAGTCTGCCCGTAGTCATTTACACCGAACCCAATAACAAACCGTGACGCATCGGACACAGTAATGAGTGACGCTACGCTTGGACAGTCGGCATCGGTTGCATACGCACCTGAACCCGAAGAGGACAAAAGCTGCGCGCGGTTAGTAAAAGTTAAGTTGCCGCTGACGTTGTAGGTGGGTATCCACAAGTAAATAGGCCCGTTTGACGGGTTAATCAGCAGATATTCACCGAAGTTAGCCTCAGACCACAGACGAATCTGTGTGTATGTAGTTGTAGATACAGATTGACCCCAGCCGGTAAAAGTCACCGCGTTGGAAACAGTAGCGCCTGTTGTATGGCTTGCCGCTATAGTGCCGTTGGTTCCGCGAGTACAACCTGTAAAATCTGTGCCTGTCTTACCTGAGTAAGTAATAAGCTCGCTATCAATCAGAATAGTGCCTGTTGCGCCGAAACCAGTGGTGGAGTTAACTACTATTGTAGTAGCCGAGCTGTTTATAGTGCCGTTAAGTAGCGTGGTAGCTGTACCAAAAGCATAGCCGCCCCATAGACCAGCACCCCAACCGGTTTGATACGTAATAGTAGACGCACCACTATTTAGTTGGTACGCAGCCGATACCGAAGCCCCACCGCCCGTAGCAGTTGACGACGCGTTGCTTGATGCTGTTATGCGGTAGCTATTAGAGTCTATGTACGTAATCACGTACTCATTGTTTAGCGTTAGACCACCTACCGCCGTTGCACCAGAGAACGTAACATAGTCACCATTATTAGCACCGTGACCCGGCGCGTTGACAGTCACCGTAGGCTGGTTAATCTGGGTTGTGAACGGGTTGTTAGGCAGCGTTGTGGTAACACGGATGGGCGTAATGTCGTTGTATACACCGCCGCTCTCTATGTAGTATTTGAGGTTAGTGCCTACGCCTAGGAGGTTATAACCCTTAAGCGTCACCCAATTCCAGAGCGAACGCGCTACACCTAGATACGTAGAGCTAGATAAAGGTGCCCAACCGCCTATTTTTTGTGGGTAGCCCGAACGAAATCTAATCTTGTCGCAATCAAACCAGCCGCCTTCATTGGCTAGAGTAGTAGATTCTCTATTGACGCCCGGACGGAGTTGTAATTTCTGTAATGGCATTTATCCACCCAAGTACAAAGCGCGTTCATCTTTACGTCTATTAAGCAATCCTTTAAGAACCTTACCTCCAGCAAAAGAATACTTTAATAGCTCATCAGCGGCACCGGCGTAATCGCCTCTATTGTGCTTCTGTCGCAGCGTGCTGCGTTGCAAAGTTCCTAAGCCTACATTGAAACTAAAACTGACTAGACTGTCCAGCCAGCCTTGATTAGAGCCAGCAGTAGGACAATACTTAAGAACTCCACGTTCAAACCTCTCAAGGTCTTTTGCAAGTATGGCATCTACCTCATCCATTGTAAATACACGGTTCCAACCTTCTGGGCAAGGCAAACTTAATCTGTCTTCAAACGGCACTCTTGCATGATTAGGGTCAATCACATGGCCTACGCCCACCGTCCAAAGTCGTGCCGGACAACGGTAAGGTTTATTCCTTACCCCTTCGTGGTGGGAGATTATCTTTAAAGCTTTGGGGCTTATCATTTCCCAAAAGCCCGACCGCCAAAATGAAAGCTTATGATTGCAGCAAACAGCGCCTGAGTCTCGTCATCCCAAAGTTGTTCAGCTAACTGAACAAAATCTACCCCAGTTGTAAGTCCCTTGTAAGCAATCACTGCATCAATACCAACTAGTAAGAAAAAGAACCCGTAGGTAATCACAGGGCGCACTGAAGCGCGTAGGTCTTTCATCCACTTGGATGTGCCTTCATTTAACGATATATCGTGCGCGTATATAGCATTCATCTCCGCTTTTTGTGCGTCGATTAGCGAGACTTTCTCCGCAGATTGTGTCTGGGTTTTGATCTCGTCTAACTTAATCTCTTCTATATGTTGCTGTGCTACGTATCCTGCGGCGGCTAACTGCAACTCGCGCTCTGTTTGCATTTGAGCTAGTTTTAGCTCATGGGACTTGTCTGCCTTGTCTTGGAAAAAATCTAGAATTTTGGGCAAGCCGCCCATCAAGAACGATACAAATGTTGAAAAGACTGTAAGCATTATTCCCCCAATAATATTTTTGCGCGTAGTTCACGCATTTTGCGTATTTCTTCCATCGCTGCTACTGTTGCATTATTCATATCCATATACATGATCCCCATGACGGGGAGCGCAATCACTAGCACAAAACACAGAACGATGACGGCGATGAGTAAAGACCACGGTACGTCACGCTCGTCCTTAGAAGTATCATCAGCCATAGAAACCACCCTGTTACGAACAGCACTGCGAAAATGGATGTCAGTTGACTTTGGATTTGTTTTCTTATCCTTGCCCGTCGCCATGCCGCTGTCTGTTGTTTTAATAACTCCTGACGCTGCACCTCGGCGCGTTCTTCCTTCACCCTGTCGCGCATTACTTCAAACTCAGACCATATAGCACCGAGTTCTTTTGGCGCTTGGTACACCATCATTTCGCGCAACTCGGTTTCCAACCGAATCATTTCTTTTACTGCCATGACCCTGTTAAATGCTTCCTGATTTACAGACAAATCAGGGTCACGCGTTTTCTTTACCTTTAACTCTTCTTCGTGTACGTGCTTCTCTAAAGACTCATGCGCTTTAAAAAAATTGCCAAGGTGCCCGCTTAAGTCAGCAACGACATCCTTGGCTTGCCCGTACGCATCGACCAGCTCCATCCCCTGCGCTTTGTACTCTTGGTACATCTCACAGCCTTTGCGTATTGCAGCGGCTGCGGTTTTTGCTGCGGCTAGGAGGGTGAGCGGGTCAATGGTTTAGATTGACTGCGAAGTTAAAGCGTTTAAGTCTGTGCTAGGTATAGCCGCCGAGTAATCAATTGGCGTCGCCGGTGTTTCAGAAACAGGAGCAACAAACACATCATTTGCCGCATCGTATGTGTCGCCTATACCAGCGTATTTGCCACGGAAGTTACCGTTGTAGCTCGTTTGTTTCCATGTGCCGCCTAGTACGCGCTCACAGAACGCAGCACCAATGTATTCTTTTTCAGTGCCATGAGCATCTGAAGTGTCTTTGTTGTCCACCACGATTACACGCAGTACAACATTGTTGCTATCTAACTCAGCAAAGTGCGCCATTACTCTTCTCCTAAATGAAGTCCTGTCAGACTCTCGTCCGAACCAATGTAACCTTTAACAAAGGTGTTAAACGAAATGCTAATACGTGTTCCATCGCCCTGTTTGGTCTGCACCATGTGCGTCAGATGCGACGGGAAAATAATTAAATCGCCAGTACCTGTTTCATACCACCAGCTTTCTGAGTTGTGCGGGTTGTACTCAGCGGCAGGTATTTTGATTCTTTCGTAGCCGTCTTTGTAAAAATAAATCTTGTCTGTTTCTCTATTTGCCTGTGGGTAAAACACACCGGAGATAATGCTGTTGGGGTGAGCATGCTTGTGATGATATTGACCCGGATCAGTAAAGTTAGCCCACGACTGCGTAATGTATGGCGTTACATCAAACTTAGGTGCATACACCGACTTAAAGTAATCCAACATAGCGTCTTCAATAAACTCACGAATATCTGTCATCTCAACAGACTTCAGAATCTTTCGATTCTCGCTAGTGGTATTACCTTCGTTTGGGTAACGCACTTGTTCTTTGATAAACAGCAATTCTTCTTCGGTCAGATCACGATCCAACTTAGAAAAACCAACGGCTGTGGGGAATAAGTTATGTATGTTCATCCGTTCACCGCTTTGTCGTACATACGCTGTTGCCCAAGCATCTGTTCTTTTTGCTCTTCAGTCCAAATCGTATTAATACTGTCTTCAAACGCTTTTATCTTTTCCATTGTCTCTAGCACTTCTTCCATAGTCGGACACGGACGTGGGTCTTCCCAACGTGTGAACATAGTGTTGCTTATCTCCCATTTAGCGCCGGGGCGCAGTAGGTGCATAGCTGTGTCGATACCGTAGAGTTGATAAATTTTTGTGTCCATAAATTAGCTATAATTTAGTTTAAGAATAACTACGCCTGAACCGCCATTATATGCGCCTGCATATTGGCTACCACCACCGCCACCTGTACCGGTATTAGCAGTTCCATTACTACCAACACTGCTAGGGCCACTACCACCAGCAGTTCCATTACCACCGTTAATACCTCCATTACCACCTAAACCACGGTTGTTGTTGGAATAGCACCCACCGCCACCGCCAGAAGCATAAATTACTGACGAACCAGTAATAGAAGAAGCCATACCACTACCGCCTGCACCTGCTATTGGGCCTTGAACAACAGGAAGACCAACTGAACCGGCTCCGCCACCTCCGCCACCAGCATAATCAAAAGTGCCGCCAGAAGGGCTGTTTCCACCATCATTTCCCTGCCCATAAGTACCTGCACCGCCAAGTGTTCCATTACCTGCACCGCCTCCAGAACCTCCAGTACCGCCATTACTTGGAGCAAGACCACTACCGTAACCACCGCCTAACGCAGTAATAGTGTAAAAACTAGAATTTGCACCGTTTGTTCCAGAAGTTCCTGTTCCAGTATTAGTACTTCCTGCACCGCCAGCGCCTACCGTGATTGTTGAACTGTTGCCAGCAGTTACAGCGTAAGCCGTTCCAGCTAAAAATCCACCGGCACCCGCACCTCCTCCGTGGCGCGAGCCGCCCCCACCGCCACCAGCGACAACCAAGTAGTCCACGCTAACAACACCAGCAGGTATCGTATATGACTGTGTAGATGTAAAAGTAACAGAGCTAATAACAGGAGCCACGTATCTGATGATGACTATACCGCTGCCGCCAGCCGCACCGTATGTATATGGAGCTGGGCCACTACCACCGCCACCTCCACCTCCGCCAGTATTTGCTGTGCCATTTGTAGAAGAAGGGGCGCTTGACCCATTAGAGCCAGTGCCTCCACCACCAGAACCGCCAGCGCCTCCATTACTTCCAGAGCCAGCCCAAGCTCCACCGCCTCCACCACCTGCATAAGTTACAGATGATCCAGAAAGTGTAGAAGCAGTACCAGCGCCCCCAGCTCCACCATTACCGCCAGCGCCACCAGTACCTGCCGAGCCAACTGCACTAGCGCCACCTCCACCTCCGCCATCACCAGCACCACCGGGGTTACTTCCAGCGCCGCCATTACTACCTTGGCTTGGCGTAACAGATGGCGTATTACCAGTGCCTCCTGTTGCACTACCACCAGAAGCTCCGCCTCCTGAACCGCCGCTAACACCAGCAAAAGCTGGGCCACCTCCACCTCCACCGCCTCCAGCGCCACCACCTGCTGACAATATGGAACTAAACGCAGAGACTGAACCATTATTCCCGCTGATATTTGAACCTGTTTGTGCCGCCCCCCCCGCTCCAACAGTTACAGCGTATGTAGTACCCGGAACAACAGTTAATCCTGTGCCAGTGCGAAATCCTCCAGCGCCGCCTCCGCCAGCGTGGTCTGCCCCGCCGCTACCACCACCAGCCACCACTAGATAATCTACTTGTGTAACGCCAACAGGTGCAGTCCAGTAGCCAGAAGCAGTAAAGCTAGTAGAAACAGTTGAGCCGATACCGGGCCAAACACCGCCCCTAATGGCTTGCAAGGCTTGTTGCAACGTCCACACACCTGACGCCTGCGTGGTTGATATTGTTACCGGAGCTTTTGTGATGATCCGACCGGGATAATTACTCATCGTTCACCCTATGCATTTAATTTAATGATGACAATACCGGAACCTCCGTTACCGCCACCTTCACCGTTATTACCGGGGCCTGTACCACCGCCACCACCACCGCCGGTTGCTGCAACACCGGGAAAGCCTTCGGCATCAGAAGTATTTAAACCCCCTGCACCGCCGCCGCCTAAACCTCCGGGGGAACCAGCACCACCAAAACCACCACCACCGCCTCCGCCAGCGTAGTAACGGCTTGTACCTAACATGTTATACGCAGTTCCATCGGCTCCAGTTCTACTTGTAGCAGCCGCAGAAGCACCACCACCACCGCCAGAAATACCGGTACCGCCTGTACCTGCGTACCCATTGTTTCCTTGCGATGGAGAAACCGACGGAGTATTGCCAGCGCCTCCGCTACCGCCCCAACCGCCTCCACCACCTGAGCCACCGGCTAATCCGGGAGTAAAGGGGCCAGCATAAGCGCCAGAACCACCCCCACCGCCTCCGGCAGAAGTTATGGTTGAAAAACCACTTCCTGCAATAGAAGAATCACCGCCATTTGTACCCTGATAACCATTGGTAGGAGAGCCTGCAGGGCCACCCGCGCCGCCGCCGCCAACAGTAATTGTGTAAGTTACCCCTGCGGTAACAGAAACACTTGTGCCACTTCTAAACCCGCCTGCTCCGCCGCCACCGGAACCTGTACCATAAGCAGCACTATTTGCTCCACCACCACCACCACCAGCAACAATCAAATAGTCAATTGATGTAACGCCTGCAGGCATTGTGTATGTTGTAGAGCTAGTGAAATATATAGGAGATGAAGCCCCACCTTTTTGCTGATATTTGAGAATAACTATGCCGGAGCCGCCAGCGCCTCCTGTAGATGGATTTGAGCCATAACCTTGACCGCCGCCACCTCCGCCGCTGTTTGGTAAACCCGCAATAGCAGGGCCAGCACTTCCTGATCCTGTAGTGCCATTACCTCCACCACCAAGACCACCGAATCCGGCTGAACCGGGAAGAGTCGCCCCGCCACCACCGCCGCCAGAATAATAAATACTAAAACCTGAAATGGACGAAGCAAGCCCATCACCGCCATTTCCACCGGGGTAGGGTAAGTTATTTGAACCATCAGCGCCTGCTACGCCAGCTCCGCCACCGCCACCACCATTACCTACAGCAGATCCGGGAGGCCCAAATCCTCTCCCACCATTAGTTCCTTGTGCAGGACTTGTTGACGGTGTATTTCCTGTACCACCCGCAATATAACCACCACCATCTTGGTTTGCTCCACCACCACCCGAACCACCATTACCAGCAGTAAGAGTTACTGACGCGCCAAAACCACCCCCTGTAGAGGTAATAGAAGCAGGAGAACCAAATATAGAATCACTACCGGCAGTTCCGGGAGTATTCGGAGAAAAATAACCGCCAGCACCACCACCGCCCACGGTAATTGAATATGATGTTCCGGGCGTAACAGCTAATGCCGTACCGGTACGAAAACCTCCTGCACCGCCGCCACCTCCGCGAAATCCTCCACCGCCGCCAGCTCCGGCTACAACTAAATAATCTACAGATGTAACGCCAGCAGGGCACACCCACGTACCTGACGTGTAAAAAGTTTGCACAACTGTGTTAAAAACCGGATTAAGTCCAGTAAGTGTCCAAATAGCCGAACTAAGCGCTGTAGGCGCAGTAGCACTTATCCTTTGACCGGGATAACCATGAATTGCCATAGCAACCCCTTATTAAGACGATATTTCTTCGTAGCTTATTGAGTAGGTGATCCCACTAGCTGTACCAGATGTCACCGAAATACTCGTGCCTTCTTCTAAGTAAATCGCAGTGGTTTTATCCGTAACGATTAACGAAGCTAATGCAGGCACAGAGATTACGCTTGCGATTGGGTACGCTGTACCGCCAGCAGGAGCAGAGCCTTGAGCAACTGCGCCGTTCGTATACAGAGACACGGTAGCGTTTACAGCAGCGGAACCGTTTACGTTAGCGGCAACAATCTGGTTGATCTTTAAGACCTTGCCAGACGCAGCAGCGTTAGGTAACAGAACCACCGCAGAAGTACCGGATGGTGTGTAGTACGTTGTCTTACCATAGATGGTAGTGACGTTAACAATATTTGGGGCTGCCATGATTGCTCCTTAAAATCCAAAGATCATCGCCATAGCGATGGATTTACCTGTTGTGATACCAGCAGTAGGGGTAGAGAAAGACAAAACTCCCGAACCGTTAGTAGTAAGAACTTGACCGTTTGTACCATCAGTAGTTGGTAGTTTATACGTCACTGTTGCTGATACTGGGATTGCGTTATATACCGGCACCACGTTAGTAGCGTTGTTAAACACAATTGCCGAAGAACTAGCAGGAATTACTACGCCTGTACCAGAAGAGTTTTTAATCGTTACGGCATCAGCTAGGCCGTTGTTTACGATGTACTGTTTAGCAATCGCTGGGACGATTAAGTTACGCGCCGCGCCAGAAGTGCCGGTCAAGTTAAGACGTAGGGCACGAGCGCTCTGCGACGCATTAGTATCGGTAAGCGTTAGTGTTACATCAGCACTAGAAAACGCAACATCCACTGTACCCGTAATAGCCTGTTGAATCGCAGTGCCGAGGTTAGTGTTAGTTGTAGCGCCCCATGTACCTGCTTGGTCACCCGTACCAATCAGTTCAAATTTTAAATCGCTGTATGTACTTGCCATGATTCTTCCTTACTGATTAGTGTTTATGAGTGTCCAATTACCACTAACGTCTGTATTAATCGGTTCCCACAATAGCCTTCTATTTACAACGTCCTGCGCACGAGCTGTTTCACTAGCATTTGCAAAAACCTGAGTCCTTGTATTGTCTTGCTCTGACGCGTTGCTTGTTTCTGATACTCTAACCGCAAAATTTGCTTTACCTGAAACAGTTTCCGACCCCGCTGCGTTTTCTATTACTGCCCCAAACGTGTTACGCACACCAACAACCGTATTTGAAGCATTTACTGTCTCACTAACACGCGCTGTAATAGCAATGACACTAGAAGCGGTAGAAGACGCTTGCGTTGTCTCACTTACATTACTCTTAAACGTAGGTACAGCAGAAACAGTATTACTTACATTTGTTGTTTCAATTACTGAGCGGCTGTATTGCCTCCACCCAAGAACTGTCTCTGAAGCATTTACAGTATCAGTAATAGCGCCTTTAAACGTCGCTTTGCTACTAACAATACTACTTGCCGTTACGCCTTCTGAAATACTTGGCGAAAGATACAACGAACTATAAAAAGTATCGCTGGCTCTCGCCGTTTCAGAAACAGAAACTCGAGTTGTACCTACTGCTGAAACAACATCAGAGGCTCTGACTAGCCCATCATTACCTAAGCCCCAACCATCAGAACCCCATGCACCTATACCCCAACCAGCGTTGGTGACGAGCGGGTAGTAAACAGAGCAACCCCATGCCGCAGGAGTGCCCCAGCTTCCGCTACTAAATCCGCCATCGACGACAGCCACTTAGTTTCCTATTAGACCGCGTCAAGGTTAAACGTATAAGTAACAACCAAAACGTCGCCGCTCACAACAGCACGATCACCGGGGGACTGAAAGTCCGAAGCCGAAAACAATATGCCTGAAGTACCCGACGCTACCGAGCAAAGGAAAGCGCCAGCAATCGTAGTAGTTGCATTCATAGTAAATGAAGCTGTATTCAACGAGTTAGTGATAACCGATGGGTCAGCCGTAGTAGCTGTACCAAACGTACAAGCTTTACGAGTACCAGCATAGTTAGTATCTTCAGTCCAACCACCAGAACCTGTAGCGCCATGAGAAGTCAACGTATCACCGGCAGAGAATGTAGTACCCGAAGCTGGGCCAGTAATCAAACCTAAATACCAAGCAGCGGTATACGATGTACCAACAAAATACTTGGCGTTCATGTCCTGCAAACCCTGATTAACCACTAGGTTAGGGCTTACTTCTTCCCATTTCAGGTTGCCATCTTTGTCGCGGCAGGTAACAGTAAAGACACCGCCAGCGGATGCGCCATGAACAAAATCAGACTTACGGATAACAGCGCCCGAAACCGAGTCGCTTGTTTTTGATATTTCAGTAGACATGGTTACTCCTCAAGGAAAACGAATTAAAGCCGTCGTCGCCGAATTAGTTGGCATAGTAACGGTAAAAGTTTGATTAATACATGTTTTATCTGCACCAAAATCCAACACAGCTACAGAAGCATTGCTTTGCGATGCGTTATAAATCAGCGCCCCGCGTGTAGTAAAAGACGCATTCGTCCACACCGCATTACTAAAATTTATATACACAACCCCATCTGCGCTAGTGCTTATGGTCACACCAGATAAAGTTTTTCCACCTGCTGTATACCCTGTACCTGTTATTTCATTTGTTGTCGCATACGCGGTTGTATTTGGGCCTAACGTGGCAAAACCTGTATACAACGCAATCTTCAAAGTATCCGACGACAAGTTCTGCTGGCCTTGAACCATTTGCTGTTTGAAGCTTGTCGTTAAACCCTGTGTAAAAGACATTACGGATTAACCTTAATCTTTGCCTGACCGTCACGGTATGCATCACCACGCTCAAGACCTGTACCCAGACGATTCAACTGCATCAACGAGTCATCAAATTTCTTCTGGTAATACAACATCATATCCTGCTCACCCTTCATATAGGTGTAGGCTTCTACCAACGCGCCGTATAACAAGACAGGATCGTAGTTATCACCCAACCATGTACGACCATCAGCAGCCACAGTAATTGACTCTGGGTAGTAATAATAGTGCAATTCAACGTCGTACTGCGCATCAGGCGTAGGAGCAACCATAAAGCTCAACTCATCTGAAACTACACCGCCAGCTACCGTTGGGCCAAACAACGCATAATACTGTGGCACCCCTGTAGTAGTTGGGGTCGGGTACGCGGCGCGCAAAAAATTAACATCTTTGTTAAGTAAGTATTCAAATCGCCCAGTAGCATCTATCACTGCAAAAGAAAAGACCGATAGAAAATCAAGTGGGCAAGACAAATACTTATTGTTATTACTTACAATACCTGTGACGTTCTTACGCAGTGGAGGTATCTGCACTGAGTTGTATATACGAGTTTCAGCCTGAGTTACAAAGACAGGGATGTTGGTTATAAACTCCGTCTCGTAGTTCTCTGTGTACGACTTAATAGCTGCAACTAACTGTGTATACGTCACTACTATTCCTTTAAGCCATAGGGCCGCGAGCCATCAAACCTTTAGTAGCTGCACCGGTACCACGAATCTTAATGCCGTCAGTTTTAACAGGCTTAGTATTACCTTTACTGATGCCACCAATAGAAATATTAGCTACATCCATAGCTTTAGCGCCAGTAGTATAAGCAGAGTCAGCCTGAATGCTAGACGCTTTGCCCTTCATATCGTGAGGAGCTGCGTACGTAGGAGCTTGACCTACTTCTTTACCGCCACGCTTTTGGGAGAACTTAGCCATTATTTACCTCTTTGGTTCATAACGCGCGCCATATTGCGCCCAACTTTACGCATAGCTTCGCCTGTGACGCCGCCTTTTTTCATGCCATGTAAACGCTTTTCGTGGGCTTTAACTTCTTTGTCCGCGATGCGTTTGACTTGTTTAGTATCCATATATACTCCTAAGTAATCGTGATAGTCACGGTTCCTACAACCCCTGCTGACGTAAGATAGTTTGGTGTAAGCCCATCATCATTTGCGCCCGCTCCGCCAATCGGTGCCCAACCCCACTGAAATACTCTACTACCGCCACCGGGGTCGCCAAAATCTGTGTTCAAAGTCAACTGCAATCCTGTATAACCAGACTGATAATAACTGGTATCTGGCCTTGGTTCCCGTAACGCTTGTGGGTCTTCTACCGGATACATACCTAATTGTAACTGAGGCTGATCTGGTTCCCAACAAGTTGGGCATACCAATATGTTAACCTGCTTGGTCTTAATTGTCAGCTTCTTTAATTCTTTTAGCTTGTAGCGAAACCCGCACCGATCACACTCGGATATAGCATTTTTACCACTAGCAAACTTATTACCCATAGTTAAATAAACGCCTGACGAGGAACAAACCTATCAGAAGCCTTTTCTCTATCTTCGCCCGCCGCTAATTCCCAAGCTTCGTCATACATAAGCTTTAACGCTTGGACCCGCATAGGCTCAACTTCAGGGCGCTTAACCGCCATCATATAAGCCAACCCAGCGGTCATGCAATTTAAAAAACGGAACGGTATGTCAACTACGTTAGTGCCATCACCAGCATCAAAAATCCTACGCATCCGCCAATAATAAAATATGTAATACGGAGTCTGCGCTGTGCCTTGGTCTGGTGCAGGCCATACATTAATCTGCGGAGTAGCAACTGTTGCCGCTTCAGAACCACTTTTCTGGCCTGATTGTCTATTTACCCATACTTGAATTGGACGCCCTTGTGTCAGTTTATTAGGGATAGTCGAGTATGTAGATACAGAAATACGGGTAATAGTAAGGTCAGTTTGGTTCGCGCTTTGTCCAGAATTTGTACGAATTACATGTTCAATTAAATCAACAGTATCAACAGGCAAGTCATACGTGGTAGTGCCTTGAACCAGATTAATAGAACCCTGCTCAATAGTCCACAGGTTAACCCCACGGTTAGCCCACTCAGCCAACATGAAGTTTAAGCTACGACGAATGGTACGAAAATCATAACCCGTGCGCAGTTCCAAGCCGCAACGCTCAAACGCCTCTTCGAATACTTCGTTGAGGTTAGGGTTAAAAGTGTTCGTATCTGTTGTGTAGGCCATTACTTCTTCCTAGCTGCCCGCATGTTATCAACCAAATTTGGATATGGACGCCCCGCCGCTTTAGCCATAGCTTTAGCTGATGATTTTTTAGCAGGCGACATCTTCTTAGGCTTACCTAATCCAGCAGGACGTGGTTTATCCCACACCTCTCCGCCCTTTTTCTTGCCCGGCACCTTCGGCCCTAGCTCAATTTCTTTTTCTTTAGCCGCTTCTTTTTTATAGTGGGCTTCAGCATGCTCACGATTAACAATATTGTGGGTTGCCTTTGCTGCTTCTTTCCCAAAAGTTGTTAACCCGCCTTCAGCATACTGAGTAAAATCAGTATCATCCCGACGGGCGGTCTTCTTACCCTTTGGCATTTTGGAGGGGTTAATATCTCCCATACCGCGTGACGGCATCATTAGCAGGCCCGTCCGCCTTTGTTCATCTTCTTAGGCATACCACCTTTTTTCAGGTCGTTGCTATTGCCAGCCATCTTAATCATGGTGCCTTTGGTTTTGCCTTTAGAAGCAACACCGTCACGGCTAGGGGCAGCGGTCTTAACAGCGCCCATCTTAGATGCAGTCATACCACCTTTTGCGTATTTCATCTCTTTTTCCTCATGTTTAATCATAGATTTAGGAGCGCCTTTGGCTTTCATAAAAGACACTTCTTTCTTAACCATACCCTTTGATTCTTCTTTCATTTCACCGCCTCCACTAAACTTTTTACCTTTGTCCGCTTTAGCGAACTCTTTACCTACAGACTGCTTAATGCCAACTTTCTTAGCAAAAGAAGGGTTATGAGCAATTGCTTCCATAAAATTGTGTTGCTTTTTAGATACGCTAGGCATTATTTGTATCCTTTCATTATTCCACCACGCTTAGCTGGAGTAGGAGTTTGTTGTAACGCTGCTATTTGGTTTTGTTTTTCAAGACCTATGCCGCGTTGTGCTTCTATCTGTTGAGGCGATAACTGAAACGGTTGTTGTACTGGCGGCATCTGAAAAGGCTGTTGTGGTGGCATTTGTTGGTACATATTAGGATACATCTCTTGCGCCGCTCTAAACTGCCCCTGCATAGCTGCTATTTGCCCCGGTGACATCTGGGGTTGTTGCATACCAAGAATGCCGTTCTGCCCACCGCTTGCGTCAATCATAGTCGTTTGTGATTCTTGACTAGTTGGCGACTGATACATACCAGCAGGAGGGGGCATGTTCTGCCCTAATAAATCGTACACCTGATTATAAGTCTGTTGCTGACGCATTTTAGCTAGATTGCCCATCTGCGTACGCATCTCAGCAAGTCTAGCCTGTTCTTCTTGTTTGGCTTGTAACGCCGCTTGCTGCTGCGCCATCTGCTGGTCATACGCTTGTTGCTGAGCTTCAGCGCGCTGCTGCGCTTCTTGTAAAGCCTGTTGAATTATTGGCGCTTGCTGTTCTTGCTGTTGTTTACCAAGAGCGCCTTGTCCTACACCTGTTAATTTTTCTAACGCGGCTTTAGCTTCGTTTCTTTTTGCCTCGTTTACGTCATACCCACCTAGACCCGATAATCCGTTTTTACCTTGTATGTTTACAGGTAAGTTAGCCTGTTTCTGTAACGCGTCATACTGCGCTTGCTGAGCTGGTGTAAAGCCACGGTCGTTAATCTGGTTAGCAGCTTTTTCTTTAGCGGCTTTATCTGATTCGGCTTTTTCCGCAGCAACACGTTTAGCTTCGTCAGCCGCGCGCGCACTTTCCTCGGCGATGGACTTATTTATATCTGTACTAGTATTCTTTTTAGACGCGTCAATCTCTTTTAGCTGATTAGCTATATCCGCCATCTGATTGTCGTAGTCTTTTTTATACTGCGCAATCTCGTTATTACGATCTGCTATGTTATTTTTCTGGTTGTTAGCGTTGTCGTTCTTGGCGTTGTTCCAATCGTTTTGTATATTCTTAAGAGTTTCTGCGCGGCTTTGTTTCCACTCATTTAGTTCTCGTGTTCTGTCCGCTTTCCACTCATTCAACTCGCGCTGTTTGTTAGCTTTTTCTTCTTTGTCTTGAGTAGAATTAATGTCGCGCTGACGTTCGTTTGTTTCGTTCGTTATGTCTTTCTGACGCTGCGCTAACTCATTATTAGTATCTTTATTGTGGTCAGAAATTTTACTAGTGTACTCAGCATTGAGGTTCTTTAGATCATTTGCAAAGTTTTTATTGGCTTCGTCGATGTCTTTTTTACGGTCAGCATTCCACTGGTTAAATTCTTTTAACCTGCCTGCTTTACCGGAATTCAGCTCTTTGATTTTGTTTTCAAAATCGGCAAGCTGATCCTTAAGCTGCTGTTTAAGTTCGTCGACCGAAGCCATTCTTATGCCCTTGTTTTGCCACGAATGCAACAGCCATCAGCGCGAGCTGAAGCTGATTTAATTGAACCGCCTTTAGCTTTCTTTTTTGCGGGCTGACCCGGCTGACCCGGTTGTGCGGAACCCATGTCATCATTAACAGGCGGTTTTACACCTTCTCTAAAAACTTCAAGTAGTCTTCTACCTTTGTCGTTGCGTGGGGGCGCAACTATTTCTTTCGCCATTTCATCGCGTCTTTTACGCATGTCTTCGCGTTCTTCTGGCGTTAAAACTGATTCAACTGAATCTTTCTTAGTAGCCATTAGTAAATCTTCCCTTTAGTCTTACCACGCATAGCAATACCATCCGCACGTTTAGACGCTGAAGAGACGGAACCGCCTTTTTTCATGCCGTATTTTTTCTGATTTTCACGCGCAGATTTTTCTTCATCTCGACGTTGCGCGGGGGATTTAATATTTTTTGAAAGAAATTCTCCTACAGATTTAGCGCCTTCAGAAATAGTTTCGCCTAAGTCTTTTAACGGACGGCGGTCATCTGGGGTTTTTTCTTTTATCTTACCGCTAAAATCGCGGTAATACTCTTTCTTCTTGGCGGCAGGTGCTGAAGTCTTAGCCTCTTCTTTATTCTTCTTTAACTGCGCAGCGGCTTCTTCTTCCATACGCTTACCACGGTCAGCTTCAGCTTTTTCTTCGTCGCTAATTTTCCTAGGAGCAGAATAAGGTGTTGGTTTTGATTTACGCTCAGATTTGCCCGGCAAAGGTTTAGGTTCTTCTTTTTTAACAGAAGGTTTAGCGGGCGCTGGTTTTACGTCTTCGCCAATATCTTTCTTAGGAAGAGTAGACTCCGGCTGAGTTTTTCTTTTGTCATTTGGGCCGGGGTAAACATTTTCTTCTTTGCGTTTTTCTTTTTTAGGTAGCGTAGTCTTCTCTACTTTGTAAGGAGCGTCTTCTTCGCTTACAGTAGTTGTACCTTTGTTGGTGCTGTAATCAGAAATTTTACGGCGTGGTTCTTCTGCGGCGGCTTTAGGTGTGGCTACACGCTCAACATCTGAATCGTAGTCGTAAGCTTCTTCATCTTTAGCTTTTGGCTTACCGCCAAACAAACCAGACAGCTTGTCTTTAACTTCGTCAAACGTATATTCTTTTGTTTTAGGCATGTAACGACCATACCCAGCTTTATTATCTGCCGCAATTTCGTCGTCACTGCGCGTACGTACTACGCTGCCTTCATCACCGGCAAATTTTCTAATTTTACGCTTCATGGTTTGTCCTTAAAGAGTTTGATCGCTGCCTTGACAGTATCAGTCTCAAAAATGCGTATGCTCAACCAAACTATAGTAAGCAAGCCGCCAACTAAAGCAACAATAGGGGGGAACCATGACATGAAGCCACTCACCCCTACAACGACAGCCGCGCCGTCAGTCATTACTTTGATGTCGTGATTATTCATGTCAACACTTCCATGCTCTAAGAGATTTGTTAATACGACTGTTCGGGTCGTTCGCTGTCTTTGGAGAAGTCAGCTTCTTCTTCATGCCTGTCATGCGCGCGCAGAAGGAATCCTTGCGGGAGCCGCCCTCTGGTTGTGGAGCTTTCAACCCCGGTTTCCCGGGGTTTGCCTTGTTGTAGGAGGCTCGGCCTTTGGCGTTCAAACCGCCCTTCTCGGATTTGCCTTCCTTGCGTTGCCATGCTGGTGACTTAGCCATAGAACACTGTTGCAACTGTAATGTTAGTCATATAGGCGTACGTAGTTAATGCGCTACGAATACCTTCGCCGGGTAACAAAAAGTAGTTCTGGTACGTGTCCCCAGCAACAGTCTCAAACGTAACAAGCCAAGAAGCCAAATTACCACTTACATAAGCACAAGCTGGGGTGCCCGTAATAGTAAGAGAGTTTGGGCTAGTCACAGTAAAAGTATTGTCGGTTAACTTAGTAATTATGTAATTACCGGGAAAACCAGCGCCGCCCGTACCGTCAGTAAAAGTAATGCCAACTCTATCACCTGTACTTAACCCGTGAGAGGATTTTGTAACAGTAATAGTTGTCCCAGATTGCGCATAAGTCCCCGTTACGGGGGCAGTTGTCGTGCTAAAAAAATCAATCTGCCCCGCAGAAGCACCGCCCCTAATAGAAATGGATTTAATCCGCGACGGAGACTGTGGAACAATAAAGCCACTTTGATGTAAATGACCGCTTAGAACGTCTGTTTGCATGGTCATAACGACCTCCTATTAGACGTTTTGCTGACCGTACAACGGATCGACGACGAAGTAAGTGAGGTAGCCACCAACAGTGCCAGCGCCAGAAGTATCAATAGTCACAGTTACGTAGCTTAATTCGCTAATAGCTGTGAGTGTCAGACCGCTAGTAATAACGCCAAGCGAAGATACAGTTAAGTTATTAGCAATAGACGCGCCAGTAGCTGTACCAGAAACTACGCCTAAAGTGCCAAGGTCGATAGAACCTGTACCTGCATCGTTAATAACTACGCCGGTAACAACAGCACCTGCTGGGAGAACTAAATAAGTAGTGAGTAGTGTTGAGTCAACAGCTACTTTAGTGGCGGTAGCAACGGATGCATCAGCGATATAAAACTCTGCTGCCATCATGCCTGAACCGCAATACGACGTACGAGTTTGATCGCCGCCGCCAGAACGCCAAATACTTTGGGTGGTAGAAACTGCCATGATAAATTGTCCTCACATGCGAGTTAAGTGCGACGATATGCATGTAACAGGCCGGGGCCATTCGTACGCACCGGATTTCCCGGAATATTAGTGTTATAACATAACCGTAAAAAAATGCAAGTATACTCTTAGCATTATGCCAGCTAAAGACAAAGAACGCCGAAATGCTATAAATCGGGCGTCCTATACTCGAAATAAAGAGCATCGGCAAAAAAAGGGTCGAGAGAGTAAAGCATTAGCTAAAGAAAAATGGAAAGCATTTAAAAGTACATTATCGTGTGTACAGTGTGGACAAAGCCATCCCGCTACTCTAGACTTCCATCATATTGAAAGGCACCCTTCCAACCGTAAAGTTAATAAGTTATTAACTAATAAAGCTTATCTACAAGCAATGGAAGAAACAAAAAGATGTATGGTTTTATGTAGTAATTGCCACCGAATACATCATCACAATGAGCGCCAAGAAAAAAAGAAAAAGGAGGCCGAAGCCTCCTTAAATCATACTACTTCAACCCACTCATCTGACTCTTCGTCGTAGTAGTAAACGACTTCATCTTCGTCAACATACCAAACAGTGCCGTCTTCAGTAACTTCAGCCCAATCACCCAAGTCGTCATCAAAGTAATAGTCAACGTCTTCTTCTTCGTCGTAAAACCAAATAACGCCATCTTCGTCGATATCAAGTTCTAAATCATATTCTTCGTCTAACTCTTCGTCTTCAACCAATTCTAAGTCCAACGAATCCAACAAATCATCAAGGTCAAACGCCATAGTAACAGTTACAATCATGATAATCTCCGTAGTCAAATTAGCAACCTCGCCCGGCTGCAAAAACTATCCTACACCACGATTATGACAAATCAAAAACGAGTCACATGCGCTCAAATGACTCATAAATGAGCAATTGGCGTTTTAATTTTTGTATTTCTTCGTCGCGCTCGTTTAATTTTTTTTGCAGATGTTCACTTAAGGCGTAAGCTTCTGCAATTTTTTCAAACCGTTGTTTATGATCGGAGAGCATCATGTTGTACAAACGCTCTGAAGCCTCAATTTGTTTCTGCATAAAATCGTGCATAGACACTTTCAATTGCATAAAAATAATATTGATTGCATAAAAACGATAAAAAAGGGGGCCAAAGCCCCCTTTTATTTAAGCACCAGCCGAGCCGTACATGCCCAGTGGATCAGACCAACCGAACGAATAACGCTCACGAGCCTTGTAACGTACGTTACCGGTATCGAAGTCGCCGTCCATCGAGTTAGCCAAAGGCGAACGAACAAAGTGCTTCATGCCGTTTGGAACGTCAGTGGTCAAGAACCATGCGTTTGTGTCGGTCAAGAAGTGATTGATCGTATAGCCTTCAGGGATCGAACCGTTGTTCTTCAATGCGTTGATGTCGTTATCGTTAGTGCCGACGCGGAGTTCGGTTTCCAACAAGCGAGTAGCAACGAACTGGAGAGCTGGTGGAACAATCAGCTTTTTAGGTTTAGCAGCGATCAACAGACCACGTTCATCTGTCCAAGCAGCGATTTGAATTACAGCGTTTTCCAACGAAGTTTCATTCAAGTCAGCGGCAGTTGTAGGGATGTTGCTGTTGAAACCACCAGAAACAAGCGGATGCGAAGCCGAGAACAGAGCTACGTTATCGCCACCCGGATAGGATGAGGAGAAGCCGTTGTTCAAGACGTTTGCAGCTTTAACTTGTTTAGTGTACGACATAGCACGAGCCAAAGCTTTGGTGTAACGAGCAGACAAACTGTCGTACAAGTTGTCTTCGATGGCCTCTTCGGTCAGCGAGAAACCCAAAGCAATAGTTTCGTGGTTGTATCGTGCTGTCCAAGCTTCTTGTGCGTTGTCGTAACGAATTGCACTACCTTCGTTTTTGACAGGCGCAGCGCTGAAACCTGAAAGTTTAGTTTCTTCTTCAAAAGAACGCTCAGAGGTTTCAGTTTCGTAAATCTCTTTGTGTTCTTCACCGTAACGAGCGTACTCCATACCAAACAATGCGTTCAGTCCGGGGAGCAGCTCTTTCAGTAGTTGTGCGCGTGAAATAGCCATTTAAATGCTCCTTATACGCCGGTTGGGTTGAGGTACTGGTGACCGCCTGTCATTACAGTTGTTACTGTAACTGGAGGGCCAGCGCTATATGTCGAAACCGCATACGGGGCGTTGAATTTGCAAATAAACTCGCAGAAATTACCCGAAGTATTAGCAGTTTCAGTCACTACGTCAACGATGCGAATAGGCAACGAAGCTGTAGTTGTACCACCAGCGGCGCTATAAATAGCCACTTTTGAGTCGCCAGATAAAGTTGAGCCAGCGTTCTGAACGAGTTCAGCGTTGGAACCAACCATTGTTTGACCCAAGAAAGCTACTGTCAAACCGTTGCCGTCTTCGGTGTTACCCGCAGCCAGAACAGCTTTAAACAGAACGTCAGGATCATCAGCGACGTAAGCGTAAATATCAGTAGCCGAAACGCTTGCAGGCCAGTATTGGCTCCAAGTTTTTTGACTATTGGTTGGGTTTGTGTAAACGCAACCGAGGAAAATACCAACAGGTGTAGCTGTCGTTTCGCCAACGTCTTTCTCAACAGTACCAGCAGCTACAAGCTTAACTACGTCGCCGTAGAAAATGTTTGTGCCATAGCTATTAGTTACTTTGAGTAGACGAGTCGAACCGGCAAACACCTGACCACCGATCAAATTGATCGGACGTAGCCCGTAAGGGGCAGCTACTGTCGGGAAGGGACTAGTCTGTGCCATGATTAAACTCCAAAGTTAAAATTATCCTTTACCAAACGACGTTTTAGATTGTCTCTCAGAAAATAGAGGCATCCTAGGGTCGTTCTCTCTCATAAAACTATTGTCGATTGCAAGGGTCTGCGCCTGAGTCTGGTTGTTGTAGTAGTCACTTCGCTGCTCAACAAATTCCGAGGGCGTCTTACAAAGCAATAATCCACCGATCTCGATATTGTCCTTAAAGCGACTAGCCGGATCGATTAGCAGTTGAAATTTAGGTTGTTCCGATACTTTTACTGGTTCCCAACCTTCACGAAGCTTGCCTGACAAGTTACGGGGGTCGGCTTGATTCAAAGTCGAAACACGAATCCACCTATACGCAAAACCCGGTTGTTTATCCGGTTCTGGAAGCGTTTCCGCTGGTGCCCACTGCTTGGGGCGCTCCAACTGCGCACGGGTTTCTAATTCACGAGTTAGTCTATTATCAGCCATTATCTGTTCTCCAATTTGAGGACTTCACGAGCATACTGCTCCGGGGTGAGTTTAAATTTCTTTGCCAACGCTGCTTGTGTCGCGGTCAATTTAATACTCTTAGGAGCCGTGCTACGCTTGGCTGATGCCACTACTACACTCGGCTTTTTTTGAGTTCTTTGTGACTCAACGGGCACTTCTATTTCTTCATTAAAGACTTCTGGAAACCGCTTGCGGATTGTTTTGTCAATCGTCGCATAATAATCATCAGTACCAATATATTCGGAGCCGTACTGTCGATACAGTTTCTGGTGTAAGCCTTTTGCCGCTTCGGTCATCTCCTCGTCTTTGTTGAACCAATTCGAGTTCCGACGCTGCCAATCTGTAAACTTAGGATCAGGTGCCGTGTTGTCAGCTTGTGATCTTTGCGGCAGTTTTACATCATTTTCTGACGTTTGTAAAGTGGGTTTAAAGTTTTTTGCACGATCCAACTTTAAAGTAGCCGCCGTTAAGCTCTTTTGAGCTTGGACTAGCCTCTCAGAATCTCCAGTATCGTATGCCTCACGGTAGTCTTTCTCAGCCATACTAAGTTCAGTTTCGGCTGCTTCTTGTACAGTTGACATATAGGCTTGTTCCCCAGACATCAGGGTAGACTTAAGCCGCTGGTTATCCTCAAGGATAGACTGAGCTATCCGTAAAGCTTCATCTTGCTCACGCAGGGCTTTCTCTTTCTCCCGACGCTCATCGTGCCATGCCTTCTTATACTGCTTAAACTTAGTAACTACCTCGTCGGAATACTCACCGCCTTCTTCTGGTGTTTCCAAAGAGTTAATAATATCTACGGGTAATGGGTCTTTGCCACGATCCGCTGTGGGCGTATCGTCTTCAATTTCGACCTGTATATCGTCTTCAGACGAATCTACTTCATCTGGAAACTTGTATTCATCTTTCTGAAAATTAGCCATGTGGCCTCCTATGCTCGTGAAATACCGCGTGGGTCTTGAACAACCGCTTCGACAGAATCATCATTAATAAGACGGAATTCCCGCCCATGAATCTTCAAACGAGTGCCGCTGTTCGGGCGCGCGAGGACAAAATCCCCTTCTTTGCACCACGGACCGGTTTTAAACCTATCGCCTTTATAAGCGTCAGGGCCTATTTTCACGACAAAAAAGACCGTGCTAAGAACTTCTTCGTAATGCATTGTTGAGCCAGCTTTCGCTAAGCCGCTGTCGTATGTGTCGTCAATTTCAGGTATGGCTACTAATATGTGGTAGCCCGAAGGTTCTGGCAGTTGTTTTGCCTTATCTTCTGCGTCCTGCGGAACTTCACCGCTTTCTGTAGCGATTACTATGTCAGTCATCGTCGTCTTGCTCCAATTTTTTAGCGAGGTGTTTAAGGTACATCTCTACAACAGCAAGACCTCGAAGCTCGCCGCATAGTCTTTGATACTCTGCATAATCTTTAGCAACCCCATCGCCAAGCGCTTGTTGTATTGGCTCGCGTCTTTCGTTTATAAACGTAAGAGTTACATCAATGATTTTTGTGTTCATTGTTTATCCTTGCTAGGTTTCTCTTGCGGTTGGGCTTTTTCTTTCTGCCTAGACTGCATAGAGTTTTGATATGAGTTATGAAAATGCTGTTGGTGACTCTGTTTATTCTGCTGTTCGTGTGCAGCTTTTAACTTCACCAAATCCATGCCTTGACGGAAGCCTTCCATCTTTTCATCTTTAGCGTCTCTACGTGAATCCGCTACGTGTTTCATAGCCATATTTGCCCCTGCAATTTCTTTCTGGGCGTCAATACGTGCCATTTCAACCTGCATCTGTTTATCTTTAGCTGCTGCGTCTGCTTGATCTTTAGCGATCTTGCGTTGTACTTCAGCCTGTTTAATCTGCAACTCTTGCATTTGCATCTGAATAATTGGGTCTTGCATCTGCTGTTGAGCCTGTTGTTGTTGGGCTTCCATTTGATGCTGTTGCAATAATTGTTGTGATGCTTGTGCTGCTCGTTGAGCAATTTGTGTTTCCATATCTTCCGGTATGGTTTGCTCATCTTCGTAATCAGGAATTTGTATCCCGATCTGTGCTTCAATTTGTTTTTTGTACTCGTAGCCCAAGTGTTCGTTTATATGAGCCATCATTGCTGCTTGCATCTGTGGTGCATTGGGGTTTTGTTGTAGTAGCCCCATAACTTTCGGGTCTTGCATAGCCATCTGATGTACTTGTATATGCGCCTGATGATCTTGGTACATAAACGCTTTAACAGGCTTGCCCTTTAGGATGTCCATGTTTTCTGTAACAGGGTCGCGTGGGCGCTGATCGTCTTGCATCGGTACCAATTTCGCTGCGTTCTTAATGCCTAACACGTCAAGCATCTGACGATGTAATAGTGGTAGGTCATACAACTGAGGAGCGCCAGCGGCTAGTTGCAATACAGCTTGATACTGCACAACCTTTTGCGCCATTGTTGAAGCGTTTGGATCAGATACTGGCAGTACATCTACTTGGTCGTAGTCAGACTGTTTAACTGCTGGGTCGCCATCTTCTGGTACGTAGCTATAGTCTGCTGGCATGAAATCACGAATAATGTCTTTTAACAGACGGAATTCTTCATGCATTGAGTAGTGAATACGCGCTTGAATCGCACTCATCACCTTCAAAGTCCGCTCTAAAATAGCCAGAGTAGTCCCAACTGGGGACTCGGACGACATATCAGATACTTTTAAGTTAGCTGAGTTTGCAAAATTACGGCCTTCTTCGATGATCTGATTCATCAACGCCGCTAGGACTTGTGAAGGTTCCTTATAGGGGAGGGGCAGGATGTTATCCCTAATGCTTCCACTCGGGACATCGACATCTCTAAATTCGCCCGGACTGATTGGGGTGTCATCTCCTTTAACTCGCAAGCCTCTAGATTTAAGCCCGCCCGGAAGGTTCGAGAGGGTTCCTGCATCAACCAATTGACGCAGAATGGATGTGCCTGACTTTGCAAAAGCTCCGATAAGATGAATGAGGCCGAAGTAGTAGAACCCGAAGCCCGGAATGTAGCCATAGTGTACGAAGTGATTGCGTTTAAGTTTTAGCTTGTCGTCTGGACGCCAATTACGGCGGATCGATAAAATTGTTTGCGTGTTCTTCTCAATTGTAATGATGTACGGAAGCGCAATGCCTGTCTCATCTCCATCCTCATCAACGTCTTCGTAACCGGGTAGGTCGATATCAACATGCATCTCAAGAATACGAAATCGGTCATCGGACGTCGCCCTAAAGCCAAGTTTCTCCGCAATCTTTTTCTCAATCTCTTCGATAGTATTAACCGGATCGCCGAGGTCAACATCTCTGTAAAAGCCAGCAACTTGTAATTTCCGTAGTTCATTCTCTGTCTTCCTCATAACGTGTGTTACACGTTCTGCTGTCTTTAAACTAGACGCGCCATAAGGTACTACTACATCTTCTGCTGGAACAAATATAGACGTTTGCCGACCCATCGATGGGTCGTAGTACACCTTTTTAAACGCATTACCTGACAGACCCAAGCCCCACAACATGCGCTCATG